AAAGGATGCCTGGCCCCCCGCCCCCCGTTGAACCGTTTCAACAACGTGTGGGGGCCCTGTGGATAACTCTCACAGCAAGTTCCCAGGAAGCTGCGCGAAAGCCGCGAAATCACGCGGATCTCGGAGCTTTCGCGGTTCCGCGCTCTTGTGGATAACTCTGTGGATAACCGCCACTCCGACGGCTCCCCCGTATGTGGCGGGATGATTGATGAGCGCCGCGGCTCTCCCCCGATATGGGGAGCGAGAGAGCCGTGAGCGCGTGAACCGCTCCCCCGTGAGCACAACTCCACAGTGACCAGATACCTAGCTCCCGCTCCGCGCTCCTGTCGCGATGACATGGCGCGGCCGCTCCGCTCTGGCTCTCATCCCTTACTCACAGCGCGCCACACGGTGCGAGAGAGCCGCTACGCGCTCCACAGCGCTAGCGGCTTCCACTAGCGAAGAGAGAGCCGCAGAGAGCGTCACAGCGCGCTAGGTACTCACTAGACATAGCTCCCCCAGAGAGAGCCGCAGAGCACAGCACAGCGATAGCGCGTAGCGCGGAAGCTGTGCCGCTCTCGCTCTCTCACGCGGGGGAGCGGTTCACCCGTAAAGCTGGCTTTACATGCTCCGCAGGGAGCGCGGAAAGCCAGCTTTACAGTCCACAGCGAAGCGGCTTGCTTCGCTGTAAAGCGCGGCTTTACAGAGTCGCCACACAAGAGAGACAAGAGACATGACAACCGAACCGAACAACACTCCGGCCGCTCCCGCGAAGAAAGAGAGCGCGCCGGTCAGCAAGTCCGCGAAGCTCACGGCCGCAGACATTCCGGCCGCAGAGTGGGACAAGCTTGTCGCCGCTACCGGCACGAGCGTTACCGCCGTCGGAAAGACAATTCGCGCGGTAGCGGCTTTCTGTCAGACACACTCCGCGCTCTCCGCGCGGAGCATGGCGGATTACATGAGCGCTCACTACACGTCCGGCGCGCTGTCGCACACGACGATTGCACAGCACAAGAGGTTGGATGCCACGCTCACGGAAGCCGTGGATTCCGCCATGCTGTCGGATGAGTTGTATGGGAAAGCGCGCTCGCTCTTCGCGGCCGCTTCCTATGGCTGGGAGCGCTGGGAGGCCGCGCTCAAATGGGAGAGCGTTACCGCTTCCACTCACGAGGGAGAGCGAAGCGCTCTCGCTGTGCGACTCATTACCGAGACCTACAGCGCGGCTCAGAGTGACGTGGCAATCGCGGCCGCAGAGACCGCGAAAGCCGCAGAGCGCGAAGCCGCGAAAGCGAAGCGCGAGGAAGCCGCAGAGACCGCGAAGCAAGAGCGCGCGGCCGAACTGGAAGCCGCTACCGGCGCGCTCCGGGAGGAACTGGAAGCGCTGAAAGCCACGGCCGTTACGGCCGGAGAGCCTGGCTCCTGGGAAGCGCTCACGCGGCTCTTGGGAGACTTCCTCCCTCACGCGGCGGACATGCCGCGCCACACGGGAGCCGCGCTCGCGGCTCTCATGGCGGCCGCCGGGAACAACTCTCCCGGAGACGTCGGCGCGAAGCATGGCGCGGCTCCCGCGCGGAAGCCGCAGAGCAAGAGCAAGCCGCTTCCGGTAGCGGCATGACATACGGGGGAGCGGCCGTAAGCCGCTCCCCCACACTCTCCCGCGAGGGAGCCGCTCACCCGGCTCTCTCGCGGCGAGAGCGCTTCGGCGACCCCGCTGGGCTTGCAGCTTTGCTGCCGATCCATCCGGGCCTCCGGGCTGTAAAGCGTCGCTTTACAGGCCCTATGCCTATGTCGGCCGCGACACCCGCCGCGGCCGCGCGGTCAATGAACGAACGGCCGGACACCGTGTCCGGCCTCGCACAGAAAGGTGACGTCAATGAGCGTTCCCCCTCCCCGTCCGTCCACCCTCCGGGTGATCGAGACCCCGACCCGAGTGGTCAATGAAGATTCGCCCCGCGCACCGCGCACGACGACCATCGTCGTGCGCTGGGACAGCGTGCTCACCGTCCTCGCGTCGCTGCTCATCGGCGTCGCGATCGGCGCGAGCGTCATGACGGCGGTGACGTTCTGATGCGCGGCTTCGACAAGGCCGTCTTCGTCGGCGCGGGCGTCATCATCGCCTGCGGATTCGGCGCGCTCACCGTGGCGATGGTCAGCCCGGCGTTCGCCGCGCCGGCCGATGAGCCCGAGGCTGTAAAGCCGCCCTTTACAGGGCAGCCGGTCTGCTCCGAGTCCGTCGTCGCCGTCGGCGGCGAGTGCTGGGGACCGCTGCTCGCTCTGCCCGAGGTGCCCATCACCGACGTGCCGTGCGTGACCGAGGACAGCGACAACTGCTACTGGGATGCGACCTCGAGTGGCAACGGCGAGGGGCGTTCGTTCGTCGTCGTCGATGGCAAGCAGTTCTTCGCCGATGAGCCGGAGCCCGTCGCTCCCGCGCCGGTCGCCGCCCCCACCGGTGAGCACACCGGCACCGTCGTGCTCAACGGCGAGACCTGGCAGTACACCGACGGGTGGGACACCATCCTGTACTGCGAGCTCCCGCTCACGGTCGGCATCGACGTCGACAACAACGGCAACGAGTGGGCAGCGTGCATGTGATGGACGCGCTCACCATCCCCGAGGAGGGCACGGTCGATCGCTCGCCGCTCAACATCCTCGACGTGCTCTGCTCCCTGCAGGGTGACATCCTCATCGAGACGCGAGCGATCGAGCGCGAGTTCCAGCGACTCACCGCCCGGCCGCGCATCGAGGAGTCGATCATGCAACGTCTCGCCGTGCTGCGAGACGACCGCGATCGGCTGCTCACGTCGCTGCTCTGGCACCGCCAGGAGCACGCCCACATGCCCGACGACTGCGCGATCTGCGATCGGTCGGTGTCGCTGTGAGCGTCGTGCTCGCCACCCTGTTCGTCACCTGGGCGGGCGCTCTCGTGCCCGCCCTGGTCGGCGCCGTCGTCCTGCTCATCGGCCGTGTCCGATGACCGGAGCAGACTTGCTCTGCACCCCACGGCTCCCGTCACTGCGACGGTCTCGCCGAACCAGCTGTAAAGATCCGCTTTACACCACACCAGAAAGGCTGGCCGACATGGCTACTCTCACCCTCACTCCCCGCCACGGCAGGGACTACCCCAGCAAGGCCGCCGTCGTCGCGGACTGGGCCGACGGCAAGGACTTCACCGTTGCCAACGCCTTCGACCCGGACAACGGCCGGCCGGTCTCGATCCGCGAGTCGAGCACGCTCGTCTCGCGTGGCATCGACGCCGTGCACATCCGGTACAAGAAGCTGACGCAGATCGCCGTCATCCCCGTCCGTCCGGTGGTCGAGTCATGACCCGCCGTCGCGGGGTCGAGGTCGAGATCCTCGACCACGACAAGCTCGAGCGTGCGTGCCAGGCTCACGGTCTGGCGACCGTGAGCTACACCGGCAACGCGCTGCTCCGTCGCCTCGACGGCGGAGCCGCCGTCGTACTCAGCTACGAGGGCGTCGGCGCGACCACGCTCCGCACCGGCTGGGTCTACCTCGACACCGAGAGCCACGAGTGGCAGTGCCTGCCGCTCGGCGTGGTGGAGGACTGCCGTACCGGAGTCAATGAAGATCTCGCGGACTTCATCCGCACGTTCGGGTCGCGACTCGACTCGAACCACTACCGCTGGTTCCAGTGGGCGAACGAGGAGACGCGCTGATGCAGATCCACGACCACAACTACCAGCCGCACCCCGAGATGCCGACCGTCAAGGTCTGCGCCGTCGAGGACTGCGGCGCCCACGAGAACGACGGGCAGGAGACCTGGCTCGGCCAGATCCTGGTCGACGGCGAGTGGGTGGACTACGCCCGAGGCTCGTCGGCCTCGGCGACCCGCTGGGCCGACGAGGATCCAGCCGCCCGCCGCGTCGTCTACTGGACGCGCAAGAGCGTGCCGGTCTGGCCTGTCAATGAACGAGAGGCACGCTGATGTGGGTCGTCTTCAACAATGAGACCGGCTGGTCGGACGAGTCGATGCGGTTCGGCAGCAAGGGTGAGGCGCTGGACTTCATCGCCGAGCACGACGACAACGAGTACGGCGACACGTTCGGGATGAGGTACGAGCCGTGACCGGCCCCGTCGTGCACCTCAGCACCGGCGGCACCGGGTCCGCCTGCGGTCGCCGTGCGGTGGATTGGTCAGCGGACGAGACCGCCAAGGTGGACTGCGCTCGGTGCCGCGGCACCTTCCGGTTCACCCTCCGCCTGCTGGACGAGCGCGGCGAGCGTGTCCCGTCCAGCTATGGCGAGCGCGTGGCCGCACACCGCCGACGGGTGGCCCGCGATGTGTGAGTCCTGCGTCCCCACCTGCAGCGTGCCACTGCGTCTGTCAACGAACGGCAACGAGGTCGGCCAGGTGACCCTGCTCATCGACAGCGAAGAGGCAGGCACCGTCGTCAGTGTCACCGTCGGCGCGAAGGAACTGGCACAGGCCGTGTGGACTGCGGCCAGGGATCACGAGGCCCGCGTTGCTCGGCAGAAGACTGCCGAGTGGGTGTACCAGATGACCCTCGGCCGCACCGTCCCGAAGTTCCGAGCGAACCGGCAGATCGCGACGTCGCCGTCGAGCCTGCCGTTCCAGATGCGGCACCATCACGTCGAGTTGCTCGACACCGAGGTGCCGGCGAGCTACGACGCGGAGGTCTCGGTGATGTTCCACAACGGATACACCGCCCGCGTCCCCTTCTACGACCTCGTGCCACTGCGCGAGGACGACGAGTAGTCAATGAACATCGGCTGTCGGAATTCCGACAGCCCCTCCCTGGAAAGGAACCATCATGGCGAACTACTTCGACACCACCACGCGATGGGTCGAGTCTTGCCTGGGCTACACCGACAAGCCGCTGCTCAAGAACCAGCGACTCATCGCCGAGCCCGACCGCATATTCAGCTACGGCTCGCACTTCGAGATCGCCCGGCTGATCCGTGACCGCCGCAACCCGTCGCACTGGATGCTCAACGGCGACCGCTTCTCGAACACCACGTCGAAGCACCAGGCCGAGGTGCTGTCCGCGATCACTCGCCGTGGCGGGAGCTTCGCTCGGGTGACCATCCCGTACTCCGCACTGCAAGCCGCCGACGTGCTGCTCGACACCGTGCAGATCATCGAGTCAACGAGCGACCGGTGGGAGGACAAGCAGGAGTACTTCTTCGAGATGCCCGACTCGGCGACGTGGCAGTACGACACCGAGACCGCCGACCTCGGCGGCTGGCAGAACAGCAAGACCGGGGAGTTCGTCGCCCGGCTCAAGATGTGGGGCGAGGCGGGGCCGAAGCGGGAGACCTGCGTGGTCTGCGCGGATCCCGTCGGCTACACCCACTTCATGAAGCGCTACCCCGACGACCGCGACCGCGCATGGACGGAGTGCCAGGAGTTCACGCAGGCCATCGAGGCGCACCGCCGCTTCTCGCATGGCGAGTGGGAAGAGATCGGCCACCACGTGCGGGAGACCGGACGGCGCAGGCTCATCTCCCGTCGTGGCTGGTCGGAGTGGGATCTCGTGGACATGCCCGACTCCCCGACCGGCGTGGCCTACGTCCGCTCGTGGCGCCGGCACTGGCTGGGTGAGTCAGTGATCAAGGCGAAGGTGAGTTACCGCGGCTGGCGCAAGTGCCGTGACTGCGAGGGCACCGGCGTGGTCGAGCCCTACTCAGAGCAGTTCGCCGACGACGAGGGCTACGGCCCACTGACCGAGCGGCAGGACTACTACGCACCGTCGACCGAGCAGTACGTCACCATCGTCGAGGACGACATGGTCTACCGTCATCGAACGGTGGCCGCCACCCGGATGACCACGCAGTGCGCCACCTGCGGCGGCGCCCGCCGGAACCGGGTGAACCGGCAGCGTTGGGCGTACTTCCTCAGCGGGTTCGACTCGAACGAGGCACGGCCGAGCTACTTCTTCTGCGAGCTCCCGCCCAAGGCACGCCCGACCAGCGTGGCCGAGGCGTACCAGGTGCTCAAGCCGAGGGCCGTGCACCTGGCTGAGCAGGTCGGCCGCGAGGTCGAGCGGCAGGGCGACATCTTCTGGATCCCGATGCCGGACCTCACCCTCCGTGACCTGCGCAAGCAGGGCACGTACCTCAAGCGGACCACCGAGACCGAGGAGTTCGGCCCGGACTGGAACCGCACTCGAGTGACGCACTTCACCGGCGGGGAACCGTACGTGCTGTCAACGAACCACACCGTGAGTGAGCAGGTCCGAGTGGGCCGACTCACCTACGCCCGAGGGATCATGCGGCACGAGCCGGACCGCCGCCGTCCCGACCACGCCCGGATCAAGCTGGGCGACGGCAAGACCTGGGGTCTTGTCGTGAAGAACACCGTTCCGATTGGAGCCTGATCAATGACCGACGAGCGCATGACTGTCGATGAGTACGACCGGAAGAAGGAACAGGCCCGCATCCTGCGGGCCCTGGTCGACGAGACCGCTCGGCACAACGCGGAACTCACGCGATTGTCCGCCGAACTGGACAAGTACACCACCGAGGAGGTGAAGAAATGAACACCACGCTTGAGAAGCCGGCCATCATCACGGAGGCCGCACCCCTCACGATCAGCGAGACCTCCTCGCTCATCGCCCTGGCCGCGTCGTCCGAGAGGACGGCGCGCGTCAAGGCCACCGGCCCGCGCGCGTCGCGCGGCTGGCAGCTGGGCGGCAACGTCGATTAGGACTGAACCAGTCCGAACCTCTGGTCGCTTCATGCGTGGAGCCCGGTAAGAGCGGCAGCGAACTGCCGCCACCAGAGGACTGACGTTGTCCCATGCGGCCCGCCTCTCTCCTCCATCGGGGGATGTCGGAGAGCGGCGGGTCGGGCGGACCAGCCCACCCCCCTGTCGGAATTCCGACACCTCAACGAAGGAGCATCATGCCCACCCCATACACCGAAGAACTCCCGGTCGAACTGACCGTGTACCGCTCGCCGCTCGACGGCGTGGTCGTGGTGCAGATCGACCAGGAGCAGAACAACGAGGACGACACCCGCATCCGGGTGTACCTCAACGACAGCCCGATCTTCCAGGGCGACACCGAGACGACCAACGTGCTCGACCAGGACGTGGCGCGGGACGTGGCGATGCACCTCGAGAAGGCATGGGATGTCGCGAGCGTGCCGCAGTGGGAGCAGGAGAACCTGCGCATCGCCGTCTACAAGGCGATCAGCTTCCTCCGTGGGGAGAGCCGGTCGTGACCGAGAACAAGAACGAGATCGCCGACGACCTGCGAGAGCGAGCACTGCGCGACAACCTCACCAAGCTCGAGTGCGCGGCGTGCTCCGAGGATGCCTGGGTCAGCGACCCGGACATGATCGCGAAGCTGGTCGAGCACTGCGTGTTCGACCACGGCCAGCGTCAGGGCATCATCGGCGTCAAGTGCGTCGACTTCATCTCGGCCTACGTGCTGAGCGACAGGCTCGGCGCCGCACCGACCAGCGACCACGAGGTGATGTGGCGCCACGAGCAGACCGCCGAGCACCCGACCGTCTCCGGGGAGTGGTGATGCCCGCCCGCACCAAGGGCAAGTGGCTCACCGCCCACGCCCTGCGCTCCGGCCTCGCCGAGCAGTGGGCCACGCAGACCGGCGGCATCACCGTCACCGTCGAGCTCCGCTGGGTCAAGGAACGAGATGAGTTCCGCGTGATGGTGATGCGCGGCCGGCAGATCGACAAGCTCACCCTCTACCCCTCCCTCGCAATGGCGAGGCAGGTCTTCATCACAGAACAGCGGCACGCCGTGTCGCCCCGAGAAAGGAACCAGCCATGACCCTGACCACCAGCGTCCGATGGGTCGAAGCCGACAGCGACTTCGAGACCGAGACGCACTACGCCGAAACCGATGACCCGCGCATCCTCGCCGTCATCCAGCGCGACCCGTACGCACAGATCAGCGAGCTCTACGACGGGGACGCGATCAACCCCATCATCTACGTCGACCACGTCCACGGCCTCAGCTTCGACTGGGTCGCAGGCTACGACGGCGGCGAGGCTGCGCTGATGCAGCGTGCGTACGACGAGTGGGGCTGGAACGGCACCGCCCGCCGCTACCTCTGGATCTTCCACGGCATCGCGGCCGACAACGCACACGGTGGGTACGACAGGTCAGGCAACTGGATCGTCGCCACCTCCCGCGCCTACCGCGAGCACGTCGGCATCACCGAGGAGCCGAAGACCTACGACGAGGCGCTCGAAGATGTGAAGTCCATCGCGAAGGATCTCTCCGACGCGCTGGATGGATACGTCTACGGCGTGGGATGGGCAGTCAATGAAGCTCGCCGGCTGCCGAGCGATGAGCCCATCGACCTGCTCGACGGGGAGTGGGAGATCGACATGCAGTGCTGGGGATTCGTCGGCGAGGAGTATGCCCGAACGACGGCGCTCGCCTTCGACCACGGCTCGCCCGACCTGCCGCTCATGCTCTCGATCGAGGTGTGCGCATGAACGACGCATCACTCAATGAACGAGTCTTCGATGCGCTGATGAGCGACGGCCGGCGCACCCTCGCCGACGAGTTCGCCGCGGCCAACGGTGGGGACGGTGACCCGCAACCCATGACCGAGAGGGAGGCGCTGACGGAGATCACGCGCATCGTGTTCGACCCGACCGTCCGGCCGGCGCGAGCGCTCGTGAAGATCATCCATGTGCTCGCCGCGGCGGGTCATGCACGAAGGAAGGAAGGGGCACTCTCATGACGACCACCGTGGAGTTCATCCTCGGCGCTGACATCAGATCGTGGACCCGGTTCACCGTCGTCGATGCCACCGACGAAGAGGCCGACATCCTCGGCAGCCTGAACACGGAGGCGGCTGTCGCCTTGGCGAAGACGCTCGACGAGGCGGACCGCCTGGTCTGGGAGGACATGGACTACGACGACAACCCGGACCTGTTCGCGGACTACGCCAGCCCGGATGTCATCGAGTGCAAGGTCACGCCGGTCTGGTATCGACCGTCGCACACCCTCGGCAAGTGGCACCTGATCACGGATATCGCCGACGGCACCGAGGTCAGCGTCTACACCGCCGCCTGCGGCGCCGGCATCGGTGACAACGGCAGCGTCCCCACCCGTGTCGGAATTCCGACAGACCCCATCTGCAAGAAGTGCGCCGCCGCTCACGAACGGAGAACAGCATGACCGCAACACCCGGACCAGACCACCTGGTCCCGATCAACGTCGGGCTCGAGCAGATGGATCTGCTCGGCCGGTACGTGGAGATCCAGAAGACCACGCTGATCAACAAGGACATGCCGAGCGAGCGCGAGGAGCGGCTGCACATCAGCGGCCGACTCGTCGCCACGTTCGACAAGTTCGTCAACGACGAGATCGTCGAGACCAGCCTCACCCTCGAAGGGGGTGGCGGGATGCACAACGACCGCATCTTCGTCTTCGAGTGGGACAGACCCGCCGTCGATCCCGACAAGCAACTCATCCGACCCATCTACGCGAAGGAGCAATGACGTGGGCTATTACATCTACCTCAATGAGCACGAGTTCACCCTGCAGGCGACGCAGTACGAGGCCGTGCTCGCACGCTGGCGCGAGTACGAGGAGGGCAACCTGCCCTACCCGTCGAGCTCGGTGTTCTACCAGTACCCGGACGACCCGCCCCGTGACCTCACGGTGCCCGGGATCTTCCAGGACATGGGCTTCGAGGTCGGCTTCGACGACGACGGCATGACCATCGAGGGGTGGGAGGGCAAGGCTCACAGCGAGGCCGACTACGTCCGAGTCATCGCCGACCTGATCGACGAGGGCTGGTATCTGGAATGGACCGGCGAGGACGACGAGCGCTGGCGGATGGAAGCGAGCGGCACCATCGGTGGCGAGACCGTGTTCATCCGGCCGCACCTGCGTGCTCGGCTCGACGACCTGACCAAGATGCTCGACGAGTACGACGAGACCCCGGTGGCACAGGGGCCCGAGCTCACCGAGCAGGTCATCCGCGAGCTCGCCGCTGTCGGCCCGCTCATCGCAGCGATGCGTGCACTCATCGAGGATCTGTCGTGAGCACCGTCACGCCGGTGCCGGAGGACGATCTGATCCGGCGGTACGAGGCGGCACAGGCCGAGCTCCGCGAAGGGACCGACAAGTTCCCTCGCCTCGTGATGCAGGAGGTGACCGACGACGACGAGACGTACTGGACGCTGTACTGCCCACGCTGTGAGCACAGCGTGGGCGACGGCGACCTCTACGCGATCAGTCCGGCCGAGCACTGGGCACCGAACGAGTACCTGGAAGACGACGCCTTCGACCGTCACCGAGTGACGTTCGATTCGAGCGAGCGCCCCGACCTGGAAGAGACGCTCTACTACCAGCACGGCGACCTGCCTGGTCATGCCGTGAGCCTGCCCGATGGATGGAAGGAGGACTGGTCATGACTATCGAGAGCGACATCGCCAGCCACAACGTGGCCACGGACATCCGTGAATCCATGTCCGAGCAGTCGGGGATCCCCGAGCGGGACACCCTCGACCGTGCGCTGTGGCGGGTGGACACCATCCTCAAGGCGCTCTACGACATGGAGACAGAGGAGCCGGTGCAAGCACTGGGCGATCTGATGTCGGACGTCCTGCACTGGTGCGACTACCACAACCGAAGCCTGAGCCACGCTCAGGACCGAGCGACCCAGATGGTGGATTGGGAGCGGGCCGACTGGGGCCTGCCCCGCATGTGGGCATCCGACCGGATGTTCCGCCCGACGGGTCCGATCATTCGTCAACGAAGGAGTGACCGATGAGCGTCACCGTGAAGATCGAGAACACCTACGAGGACGGGCACGAGTCCGTCGTCAACGTCATCGTCGCCGACCCGGAGGACGACGACCTCGAGATGTGGTGGGAGGACGAGGTCTTCCCCCACACCGGGGACGGGCACGGGGAGAAGTACCCGAAGCTCGGCTCCATGTACGAGGCCACGATCACCAAGGCCGACGACGCATCGCTCGTCGGCCAGAGCATGGAATGGGGATGAGCATGACACGCAGGGAAGAGCGCGAGCAGCGCGAGGCCGCGGCCATCCGAGAGGTGGTGCACAACGTCTTCGCCGACTGGGGGATCTGGCCTGACGACCACACCCCCGAGGCGATGGGGCACACCGACATGGGCGACGGGTTCGCTGCCCAGATCGGACAGGGCGAGGCCGTCGAGTACCACGAGGTCTACCACCTGATCCTCGACGTCGCGAAGACGGTGCACCGGATGCCCAGCGCTGGCCCCTCGGATGCCGTGAGCCGCACAGAATACGACGAGGCGGTGGCCGAGGCCAAGCGCCTGCAGTCCATCATCGAGCGGGCATATGGCACCGATGGCTGGGACATCGGGAGCATGAAGAGCGTGCTGATCCCCGGCCTGCCCGGCTACGAGAACTACGGGAGGAAGAGCGTCAGCCATGCTCATGCCCACACCTGGGGTCCGCCGATAGGTCGACCCAGCCTGCAGCTATGCGAGTGCGGCGCCCACCAGCGGACGCCGTTGCCTGCCTTGCTGCTGTTCACCGACGAGGACGTCCGCCTCGAGTTCGGCGAGGGATCCAGCGAGCAAGGCTGGTGGATCGAGCTCGTGCTCGACGACGAGAACAGCGACGACCGAGTCCGACTCTCGCTCGACGACATGGAGGCGACCAAGCTCAGCGATCGACTGGCCGAGAAGGTCCGCGAGGGAAGGAAGGACTGGCAGTCATGAAGATCACGACCAAGCCGTGCATGAAGTGCGGCAAGACAGCGGAGATGGAGGTCGACTCGACCGCCTACTTCCGCTGGAAGGAGCAGGGCTGGCACATCCAGACCGCGTTCCCTGACATGCCCGCCGAACAGCGCGAGCTCCTCATCTCCGGCACGCATCCCGCCTGTTGGCTCGAGCTCTTCGGCGACGAGGACGACGACGAGGACGGATGCGAGGGGCACGAGTCCCTGCGCGGCGACCTCATGGGAGCCACGTTCTACTGCGACGGCTCCTGCCGGCACCCCGCTCCCCGTGAGCAGCGCATCCTGAACGACCCGACCCCCCGCTCTGAGTACGACGAGCACCACCACCTGCTGTAAGAAACCCCTGGTCAGACCGCAGCCGCGGCTGACCCCCTGGAAAGGACAACGAACATTCCGAATCACGAGACCTCGAATGTGGTCATCACCGGTACGCCGGCGAACATCCGTCGCTTCATCGCCGAGGCGACGAAGCCCTACCCGGAGGGAGATGAGACTCCCGCCGAACACCCCGAGCGCATCATCGACTTCGACCTGATCATCCCGATGCCGCCCGGACTGCGAGACACCGTCAGCCCGCACGAGGTGGTCGCCACCCAGGAGGAGGCCGACCAGAAGAACGCCGAGTACAACGCACAGCCGTTCTCGAAGATGTTCCGCGACGACGACGCCGCACCGCAGGTCAAGTACATGACGATGACCGAAGTGCTCCGCCGCATGGGGGAGTACGGCGCGACCAACTGGTACGACTGGTCGGTCACCAACTGGGGCACGAAGTGGGGGGCGTACAGCCACAGCCACTACCGACTCAGCTGGGCCAAGAAGTACGGCGAGGACGACGTGATCTACGGTCGCGTCGACCTCCGCTTCGAGACCGCCTGGTCGCAGCCGACGCCGATCTTCCAGACGATCGAGGAGCGCTGGGATGTGGAGGTGCGAGCCATCACGCAGGACGAGGGTGGCTACCCCGACGTGCCGTACGGTACCGACCCGTTCGACGTGCTCAACCGCGAGGTCACCTTCACCTTCGAGAACTGGGACACCGAGATCGAGGAGCCCGCGCTCAACCCCGACTCGGTCGGCGCCGGCCACCCCGAGGAGCAGGTCAATGAGTGACGCCTCGTTCATCATCGAGCTCACGATGGGGTTCGCGGTGAAGGCGGACGACATCAGCATGATGATCGACACCAACATCTACCGCGACTCGTCGCCGTGGATCGGACGCATCGACCGTGTGGAACTGGGCGAGGACACCCCCGTCTGGAAGGTCTGGTACGACGGGCCCGAGGACGACGAGGCGACCTTCGCTTCGACCGCCACGGTCAGTCAGTTCCAGCTTCTCGAGGCGTTCGGAAAGGCGGCCGCGGCGCAGTGGAAGGGCAAGCACTTCGGCCTGTGCTGTCTCGACGAGATGCTGCAGGACAAGAGCCTGGCCATCGGATGCGCGCAGGACAGCGACATCGTCATGCAGTTCGCACTGCTCGGGGACGAAGCGCCGGTGTATGGATAGAGCATGACGCCACCGCCGAAGCGCGAGGACCGGCTCAACCCGATGAGCCGCAGGAGGGGGCGCCCCCCGGCGCCCCCGCCTGGTCCCGAGTGGTTTGTACTCGGGGCCACCATCACGTGCACAGGATGTGGCTGGGTCGGTCTAGAGACAGACGGACCTGCTGCCATTGAAGCATGGCAAGCGCACGTGAAACGCCAGCCCGAACAACACCGTGACATCGAGCCCGACGCCTATACGCTTGTACTATGAACGGTCGACAGCGATGAGTGGCAAGGCGGTGCCGGTAGAGCTCAGGTTCTGGACGAAGGTCGACGCTCGTGGCATCTGCTGGGAGTGGACGGCGGCGAAGTCGAAGGGTGGGTACGGAGTCATTGGCCTGCTGCACCCGAAGATCGGATACGCGCATCGCGTGGCCTGGGAAATCCTGGTCGGGCCCATCCCCGAGGGGCTTGAGCTCGACCACCTTTGCCGGAACCGCGCCTGCGTGAACCCCGACCACCTTGAGCCGGTGCTCCACCTCGTCAATGCGAGGCGCGGAGTCCGTCGGTTCATGCCGTACGAGCTAGCGGCGGCCAAGGCCGCACGAACTGAATGCCCACGGGCACACGAGTTCTCAGTCGAGAACACGTACATCACCAAGGAGGGAGCACGAGTATGTCGAACGTGCGCAAGGGACAATCAACGGAGCAGACGATCTACATCGACCGCGTGACCCAGTCGAATGCGGCGCATGTCCTCTGGGTCATGGGCATGGAGGGTGGCGTCCAGCCCGGCAGCTTCGTCGAGAAGCTGATCGAGGCGATGGTCGTCGCCGACACGGAGAACCTCGCGCGGCTGAGTCAAGGGTTCGAGGGCCTGACCGCCGCGCTGTCCGTGTACAAGAAGCTCGAGGGTGGCGTGGCCATCCTGCAGGGCATCGCCGCCGGCCGGCCATACGTCGGGGAGGGGTGATGGTCCGCCCTCACCTGCACGTGGACTGGCCCAAGGCTGTCGCCCTGGCGGCGGCGGCGGAGGGCGAGTGGGTACTGGTCGGCAACGACGTCTCGGCGAACACGCTGAACACCGTCTACCGCCGCGAGAACCTGGTGCTCCGTGAGGCTGGCCGCATGGAGGCCAGGATGCCCGAGACCTACGGCGACCCACCCCGCGGTGACCTCTGGCTCCGGTCGGTCACCGACTGGAAGCCACGCCGTACCGTGGGCGACGCCGTCGTGAAGCAGCTGCGGATGCCGCGCACGCTCAAGCTGCAGGTGCATCGCTTCGCCCGATCGCAGAGCATCTCCGTCTCCGCCCTAGCGGACAAGTGCCTCGCCCGCATCGCCCGCCAGGGGCGACGTTACGAGGATCCCGAGGCAACCGTCATCGCGATCAACGTCTCGACGAGGAAGTGGGAGCGGGCGATGGCACGGGCCGAGGCAGATGGCTTCGCGCTGGCAGTCGCTCTACGCGAGGAGCTTCTGTACGAAGCGCGCCGACGCCGGTGAACGTGGACGCCCCCGGTGCCGAAGCGCCGGGGGCGAGATGTTCCCTGGATGGAACGGCCTCAGCCTACAACACAGATCCCCCCGACCGGAGTCGGGGGGATCGTGGATCGTGACCCGCAGGGGTACGATCGGAAGCATTCTGGGCCTCGAGTGGGAGCTTAGCATTACCCCCCTCTTGAGGCGTATTTCGTTATGCCCAAGGAGGGCTCAATGACCATACCCACCACCGCTCAACTGGCGGCCGCCGACGCCGCCGTCTCTGCGTATCAGCAGGGCTACAGCATGGGACGTGAGGCCGGCATCGCCGAGGCCAACGTCCAGATCGAGTGTCTCGAGTTGCTGGTCGACCACTGGTACTACGTCGCGAACAACCCGACCGCCGTCGCCGAGGAGCGCAAGCGCGACCTCTCGTACATCGAGCTCCGCGAAGCGCGTGCCGAGCGACAGGCGAAGCACCGCGAGTGGGACGAGAACGAGCAGCAGATGTTCGACCAGGCCCGCACCATGATCGACCAGGGTCACAGCGACCGCACCATCGCTGTGACCCTCGGTCTGTTCCTGCCGCTCGTCGCGAACCTGCGGTCCGGCGCCCTGTGAGCGCCGAGCCCAACGGGTGGCCCGAGGTTCTCGGTCCCCCGGCAGGAGCCCTGCCTCATCGCGACAACCAAGACCTCCGAGACTCCTGGTCTCACCCCGACAACCAGCAGAAGCAGGCACCCGCTCGCTCGCTGTCGCTCCGCTCGCTCGCCGACGCCGAGTCGAAGAAGACGCGCTTCCTCTGGGAGGGCATGATCCCGCAGTCGGCAGTCACCATCTGCGCCGGACGCGGTGGCGTGGCCAAGTCCACGTTCGCGATCTGGCTCGGTGGACAGTTGAACCAGGGCATCCTGCGCGGCGAGCTCTACGCTCAGCCGACCTCCGTGCTGTACGTCAGCCACGAGGACTCGCTGGAAGAGGTCGTGCTGCCCCGAGTGGATGCCAACGACGCCGACCGGACGCTGTTCTACTCGCTCGGCATTGAGTCGAAAGAGGTCGGCGGCATCACCGTGCCGCGGCTCCCGGAGGATCTGCCGCTGATCCGGCAGGCCATCGAGGAGACCGACGCCAAGCTGCTGATCATCGACCCGATCACGTCGACCCTCTCCGGTGGTGACAACGACCGGATGGCCGACGTCCGGCAGGTGATGGACCCGCTCAATGCGATGGCCGCCGAGCTCGGCGTGAGCGTCATCGGGATCGCCCACTTCCGCAAGGGCGGCGGCTCCCAGTCCGACATGATCTCCGGCTCTCACGCCTGGCGTGATGCCGCGCGGTGCGTCATCCTCTTCGCCCGAGACGAGGAGGCGGACTGCACGGTCATCACGCTCGAGAAGATCAACTCCGGCCAGGCCGGGAAGAGCTTCAAGTACCACCTCGACATCGTCCAGCAGCTGACCGATGAGGGCACCTTCACGGATGTCGGCAAGGTCGTCTGGGAGGGCGAGTCCACCGCTTCGGTCGGAGACATCATCAACAACGAACAGGAACGCTCGCGCCAGGGGAGCACGGCGAACGAACTCCTCGAGTACATGCGCTCGTTCAAGGGCCGGGCCGTCAAGGGCGAGGACATCGTTAAGCACTTCGCTGTCGACGGCGTCAAGCCGGCGACGGTGAGGCAGAACCTCGGCCGCATGGTCACCCGAGGTCTGCTGACGAAGCCCGCCTACGGATGGTTCGCCGCAGTGATGCCGCCCGACGAAGAAGCCTCACGCGCGCGTGGGGGTGTCATAGGTGTCACACCTGTAGAACTTGCAGAAAGTGTGACAGGTACGACAGGTGTGACCCCCCCACGCGCGCGAGACAACGCCTCCCTCTGTCGCATTTGCGGCTATCCCCTCGCCGACGTAGTGATCGCCAGCGGCGAGCGGGTCCACCCCACCTGCGATCGCTAGGAGAACAGCATGACGACGACAACATTCAGCGAGGCGTGCGACCAGGCGGTCGCCGTCATCCAGAACCATCACGAGCGCGGCACCCATGACAGGTACGGCTGCATCGTCGAGTGCCTCACGGAGGCCGGCCGCGTCGGCGTCCTCAATGAGCTCGTCAGCAGTGGGCGCGTCGTCGAGAAGTTGCGTCAGGGCCTGTGGCGCCTGACGCCGGGGCGATCATGAACGACGACCTGCCCGACGACCTCGCTCGTCCTCGCCGGCGGTATGCCAGCGACATCGCCTCGCTCATCACCGGCCTGGTCTTGCTCGGCATCGTCGCCGCGCTCGCCACGTTCTGGATGTCGGTGCCGCGGTGACTCCCCCAGTGGATTGCCACTGGCCGGAGGAGAGCGGGCTGGTGCACATGCACCACATGCTCGGGCTCGAGGTGCCGCAGATCCTGCGCTGATCGGCGTGTCACTAGCACCACCCCCACCCTGTGGGGCATAATGGAATACATCATCACTCCCTGGAAGGAGCACTATGGCGGAACCGCGTGCATCCACGCACAATCACGGCGTCTTCGTCGACAGCGCCATGCCGGCCGATCGACACATCGTCGCGGGCTTCGTCGTCCTGATGGACGACGCCGGCAACTTCGGCGCTTACGTGGCGCAGCAGCCGGCCAGCTTCGGCTGGCCGACCGCGCCGATGCCGAGCCCGGAGATCCTGCTCGAGATCACCAACCTGCTCGCCCACGCCTGGGGCGTGGCGAGCCTGACCACCCTGGAAGGAACCAGCGAGTGAAGCTCATCAACTACCAAGAGGTGAAGACGATCCCGACCAGCCCGCGAGGCCGGTACGCGGAGGAAGTCCAAGCCACCATCTCTGGCCTGCGCAACGTGCCGCGCGACCGCCTGTTCCGCGGCGTCGTCGTGGCGGAGTTTCCGTTCGCGGACCACGGCACCGAGGAGGCACCGAAGGAAGCCCACGCATTCCGTCAGTCCCTCAAGAAGCAGGCGCCTGGTTTCGTCACCGGAATCAGGACTCAGGGTGAGCGCACATCCGTCTGGATGAAGCTCACCGACCCCACCGCTGCTCAGCAGATCATCGCCTAGATCACCACCACCGAATAGAGGAACAACATGGGATTCGTCTCGCACATCGTCGGCAACACCACTGCTGACGCCGAGCTCCGCTACACGCAGAGCGGGCTCCCGGTCGCGAGCTTCACGGTCGCCGTGAACGACCGGAAGTTCAACCGCCAGACCAACGAGTGGGAGGACGGCGAGCCCACGTTCGTGCGCTGCTCCGCCTGGCGCGAGCTCGCCGAGCACGTCGCGGCCACGCTCACCAAGGGCACCCGCGTGATGGTCAGCGGCAAGGTCTCGATGCAGGAGTTCGAGAAGAAAGAGGGCGGCACCGGCGCCTCGCTCGAGATGCAGGTCGACGAGATCGGCCCGTCGCTGCGCTACGCCACCGCCGTCGTCACCAGGTCTGCGCCGAAGCAGCAGGGTGCGCCCCAGCAGGGCGCACCGCAGGGCTACGGCCAGCAGACGCCTCCCGGGTACGGCCAGCAGCAGCCGCAGCAGTGGCAGCAGCCGCAGCAGGGTGCGCCCGGAGGGTGGCCCGCGCAGCAGCCGCAGCAGGGCGCCCCTCGTCAGCCCGACGCCTGGTCGCAGCCCGGCGCCTACTCAGATGACCAGCCGTTCTGATGGCCGACGACGTCAGCTACCACGAGTACGAGAGTCCTCGTGGGGAGTCCGCGCCGGACAAGCCGTGCGCAGTCTGCGGCGCTGACCGCAACGCGCTGATCCACTCGGTCGGCTGATGACGCTCGCGCTACGGATCGAGGCGTACGGCGTGCCCGAGTCTCAGGGCTCGGCACGTGCGTTCGTGCAGGGTGGCAAGGCCATCGTGACTTCCGCCAACGTGAAGCTCCGGCCGTGGCGCGAGACCGTGACCTGGGCCGCGCGCGACGCGATCGTCGCGAACGACTGGGTCACGCTCGGGTCGCGGGTTCCAGTGAGGTGCGAACTCACCTTCTGGATCCCGCGGCCCTTGAGTGCGCCGAAGACGCGGGACGTCTTGCCCTCCTGGGGGAAGGACGTGGACAAGATGATCCGCTCCGTCTTCGACTCGCTCACCAATGCGGGGGTCTGGGTCGACGATTCCCAGGTCTGCGCCGGAGCGTTCAACAAGCGCTTCGTCGTCGGCCCAGACCTCCCCAAGATCTACGTCGAGCGCTTCCACCGGACAGCGCCCGGCGTCTCCCTACGAATCGAGACCATCGAATGAGGACTGACACCAGAACGGAGCTCGTCGACCTGATCCGCGCCAATCCCACGGCGGAGGTCGTCCTCCCGGACGAGCTCTACAGCGACCGTCACAACGGCGTGCGCACCGAGATCGAGGGGATCAAGGTGATGCTGCACCGCTGGCTGTATGACCAGCTGAACCCGACCTCCCCGCTCGGCCGTGACCGACTGCGCCGCGACCCCGCGCACGACCCGCGCAACGTGAACCCGCTGCTCATGCGACGGGTCGCGCCGAACGACCGACTGCCGACCGACCGCTGCCGTAAAGGGCACCTTTACAGCGAGGTCGGCGAGCTCCCCGAGGGTCGCGGCGACAAGCGGCGATGTCGGCAGTGCTGGCGAGAATCGAGGGATCGGGTGAACCAGGCCGAGCGCACGGAGTACCCCAGCGCGAACCCCGTGCACGCCAACCGCGACAAGACCCACTGCCCGAACGGGCACGAGTACACCCCCGAGAACACGCTCCGCTGGGCGGCCGACAAGGGCCGCCGGCGGTGCCGCATCTGTGAGACCACCCGCGCGAAGGCGCGCTGGAACGAGAGGAAGAACGATGGCAACTAGGAAGAAGCCTGTGGAGCAGCCCGCTCCCGAGCCCGAAGAGGTACAGGAAGACCCGCACGCCGACGCTGAGACCGGCGAGATCATCGACGCCGAGACGGAGGACATCCCGTTCGAGGAGCACGAGACGCCGCCGCGGCCGACGAGCATGATGACCGCGCTGCCGCGCACGTCGGACATGACGCAGTGGAGCGACGAGCAGGCCGCCCTGCTCGACGCCGCCGGCCTCGTTCAGCGGAAGAACGGGCAGGCTCCGAACTGGGCACCGCGCGCCACCGTCGCGGCGTTCCTGCAGCAGTGCGCACGCACCGGGCTCGACCCGATCGCTCGCCAGATCTACTGCATCGAGCGCGCCGGGAAGTGGCAGATCCAGATCTCCATCGACGGCGCACGCCTGGTCGCTCAGCGCTCCGGTGAGTACCGCGGCCAGACCCCGGCGCAGTGGACCGGCGACGGCCGCGAGTGGTTCGACGTGTGGCTGTTCGAGACCCCGCCTGCCGCCGCTCGTGTCGGCGTCTACCGCGAGGGCTTCGCCGAGCCGCTGTACGCCGTCGCCCGCTGGTCGAGCTACGCGGTCTACACCAAGGACTGGAAGACGAAGCAGGAGAAGCTCTCGTCGATGTGGCAGAAGATGCCCGACGTGATGCTGAGCAAGGTCGCCGAGATGCTGGCGCTGCGCAAGGCGTTCCCGCAGGATCTGTCCGGCCTCTACTCCACCGAGGAGATGGAGCAGGCAGGCCCGGGTGCGGGCGTGCAGGCCGCACCCGAGCCCGCGAAGACGGCGGTCGCGCCGGTCGTCGCCAGCCCGCAGGCGCCCAGCCGGGAGCCCGAGGGTGACGCCCGCTGGGTGCCGTGGAAGAAGCTCATCGACAGCGCGCCCGCCGAGAAGCTGGCCGAGGTCCGCGAGAACGCGGCGCACGCCGGCATCCTCAACCTGCAGGTGCCCGGCGCGGACTACCGGGTGCTCGACTACATCGTCGCCCGCGAGCTTGAGCTCAAGGGCGAGGGGCGAGCGAAGCCCGCATCCGTGCAGGAGCGCCTGGCGCAGGGTCTCAAGACCGACGACAGCTACGACCGTGCCGCCGCCGAGGCCGAGCAGTTCCCGGGAGCCCCCGAGTGAGCGCGCTGCCCGAGGACATCACGCCCGAGGTGCTCGCCGCCCACCGTGGCGGCGTCGCAGCCGCCGGGAACCTCATCGACCTCACGGTGTCGTTCATGCGGCACGAGGCAGACTCCCCCGAGGAGCGGATTGCCGAGGTCGAGCTCGCCTCCGGCGTGATGAGCACCGTCGACCTCCCCGAGGAGGTCGTGGCGAACGTCATCATGTCGCTCTGCGCGCTGATCGTCGAGGTCGCCGAGCCTGGCCCTGTGGTGGCCTGGTTCGAGCGGCAGTACGACCGACTCAACGAAGCTGAGGGGTCAGCTGATGCCAGTTGAACTGGTGCGGGACGAGGAGCTTGAAGCGAAGCTCCTGGGTGCCGTCATTGCGGAGGAACGCGCACGTCCGCGCTCGCTTCAACGCGAGGTGGGCCCGAGCGAGATTGGTGGCTGCCTGGAACTCATGCGCTCCAAGGTCTTCGAGCCGGCGGAGGACGACGCACCGGAGGAGCACTGGCACGTCGCCGCCCAGATCGGAACGGTCATGGGCGACGCGCTGGAAGACATCTTCGGTCGTCGGTTGGATGCGCTCACTCAACAGCGCATCACGGCGAGCCTGGAAGAGCTCGGGATCTCGATCTCGGGCTCGGCGGATGTGATCTTCATCGACGACAACACGATCATCGACCTCAAGTCGACGGCGGCGATGGGGTCAGTCTTCTACGAGGGCCCGAAGCTCAGCTACTACATCCAGATCGCGATCTACGTGATGGGTGCAGTGCAGGCAGGCATCCTCGAGCCCGGCGCCGAGGGGCGGATCGTCTACTACGACCGGACCGGCCAGCAGCAGTCGTTCGTGGCCGTCGTGGTGTCATGGGAGGCCATCCAGAACTTCTTCGACCTCGCTCAGCAGCGCATCCGCACCGTGATGCACGCTCAGGAGGTCTGGGAGGACACCGGTGACACCCACCTGATCCACGACCTCCGCGAGTACACGCCGAGCTACTGCTTCTCGGCCAAGGTCGAGTGCCCGCGGCGCTTCAAGTGCTGGGGTGGCACCGACTGGGCTCCGGTGGAGATCCTCACGGATCCGAACCACCTGTCGGCCGCGCGTCGCTACATCGAGGGGCGCCGGCTGGCGCAGATCGGCGCGGCGATGAAAGACGAGGCCAAGGGAGAGCTCGAGGGGATCAACGGCACGTTCGAGGAGGGCATCATGATCGGCCGCGACAAGCGCGGGTACATCTCGGTCGTCGAGACCAAGGTAGAGACGGAGACAAAGGCATGAACGACGAGACGCTCTACGAGCGCATGAAGCGGATCGCCAGCGACATCACGCTGCCCGAGCAGTTCGCGATCGAGGTCAATCACGACGACGACCACGAGCTCCACTACTTCCAGATCGCCTGCTGGCGCATGGACGTGGTCACCGGCGAGATGGGCATGGGCTACGGCGGACCCGGGTACGTGAATCCGCTCGCCTCCGACTCGCAGCTGGTGAGCCTGATCTTCGGGCTCTACCTGCGCTACGTCGAGCACGAGGCGCGCGAGACGTTCGAGTGGCGGGGCAAGCGCATCTATGGCCCGCACATCGACGTGAACGCGCTGTGGGAAGTCGCTCGCCGGGTCGACGTGCGCTCTGCGATGCACGTCGGGGACCGCGGTATCCACGACCACGGCGCGCGAGACAGCCGTGACGACGACCTGGACCTCGCTGGATACCGCGCCGACCCACACTACGACCTCGGCGGGAGTCCACAGTGACCGGCGGGAAGAACGGCGCGACGCCGTTTGAGAATCTGCGCCACCTGCAGAGCAAGCCGATCATCGAGAATCCGGCCACGCTCACGCTGACAAAGTGTCCTGCCCACCCCACGAAGCGGATGTGGACCGACCCGATCGAGGCGATCCGGGAGGCGGAAGTGCGCTCGACTGCCGCGAAGATGCCCATCGCGGCTTATCGCTGTGATGGATGCGGCAATGCGCACCTCTGCAAGCTGGACAACGTCCGTCCGGGATCGCTTCTGACCCGGCCGGAACGGAACTTCGAGGTGTTCAAGCCGGTGAGGCCCGGCAATTCCGACGCGAAGCGGAAGCTGCTTCTCGAGTATCTGGATGGGCGCACCGAGGCCACGTCCGAGGTGCTCATGACCCTGCTCGACGTCACCAACACGAGGACGGTGGGCCGCTACATGCAGGAGATCGGCTGGTACAACACCCGCGGGCGCAACGCCGTCTGGAAGCTCCGGGAGGAGAAGCCGGTCGAGGTCGAGGCGCCGAAGCGGAAGCTTGCGGCCGTCGAGAAGCCGACAGACAAGCCGATCGACCTGGCGAAGCGTCGGCATCCGTCGGCGCAGAACACCGGCTGGGTCGGGATGACCGGGCTGGACAAGATCAGGCACATCGCCTTGGGCGACCTGATCGACACGCTCGCGGCCGCCGGCCGCGAGCTTCGGATAGCAACGAGGGAGATCGACAATGACTGACCCCACCCCCATCCGCCCCCGCGTCGAGCGCAAGCGCGGCCCGGTCATCGCGGCGCTCATCGTGCTCGGCCTCGGCATCGTGGGCATCGTGACGCTCTCCGTCCTCATCACCCTCGCCGTCACGGGGCAGATCGGGTGACCGACACCGAGAGCATCGACCAGACACTCGGTCTGATCGAGGGCGTGAACAGTCTCGCCGACTCGATGGACGCGATGAAGCGCGCTCTCGAGGAGCGCGCATGGTCGACGCCGATGGCTGAACAGGTCGGCGCGCAGTTCGGTGCCGTCCTGTTCGCCATGATTGGAAACGCTCAGCGCCCACCGGAGGGGAAGCGATGAGCCTCCGGCCACCGCCGCTGTGCGTTCGGTGCGATCTGCCACCCAATCCGGGTCGACGCCTCAACATGCGCAACCTGTGCAGTCGATGCGTCTACCAGCTGGGTGAGGCGATCGACGAGTGGCCGATCGTGCGGAAGCACGCTCGGCTTCGCGAAGAGGGCGAGCGCTTCCATGACACGCAGGGCTACATCCGTATCAAGCGCGGCAAGCGGATCGTGGCCGAACACCGCGCCGTCATGGAGGAGCAACTCGGCCGGTCGCTCGTCAAGGGCGAGACGGTCCACCACAAGAACGGAGTCCATGATGACAACCGACCCGAGAATCTCGAGCTCTGGTACTCGCAGCCGGCAGGCCAGAGGATCGAAGACCTCGCCGACTACCTCATCACCCACCACGCCGCCCTGCTCGCAGAGCGCCAGACGCCCGCCTGAGCCTCCGAAGCCCCGGAAGGGGTCGTGATGGCACCCCAACCCACATCGGCGCTGAGCGCTGACGACAGCCTCAACCAGCCACAATTCCGTGGCACCAACCCTGGAAGGACTGCAGTAATGGAAGCCAAGACCGATCTCAAGGTCGAATGGGTGGCCGTGACACCCGAGGTGGCCCAGGCATACCTCGAATCCATGCGGGTGAATCGGCCGCTGTCGACCGCCAACCTCAAGAAGATCCAGGTCGACATGAAGGAGGGTCGCTGGCACGAAGATGGAGGTCCGCTCCGCTTCGACAAGCAGGGCGCGATGATCGACGGCCAGCACCGCATGTGGGCCATCGTCGAGACCGAGATGACCTTCAACTTCCTGGTCATCCGAGGGGTGGACTTCGCAGCGATGGCGACGATGGATACCGGCAAGAGCCGGTCTGTCTCCGACATCATCGGGCTCTACGACCCGATGGCGAAGGATCTGACGAACCTCGCCGCGTGCACCACGATCGCCTACCGCTGGGAGGCGGGCATCCGCGGCACCAGCCTGCGGAACTTCGCGCTGTCCAACGACGAGGTGCTGGTCTTCTACGACGAGAACAAGCTGGCGCTCGGCGAAGCCGCGCGCATCGGCAAGAAGGTCAGCCGTCACGTGCAGGGAGCGACCACGCAGGGCTTCTCGCTGTGCGCCTGGGTCTTCGAGCGCATCGACCACGAGGACGCGGCGTTCTTCTGGGAGCGCCTCATGGACGGCGTCGGCCTCGACGAGGACTCGCCCATCCGGGCGCTGCGTGAGCTCTTCCTGCGGGAAGCGCGCTCGAGCCGGCCGAAGATGCGGTCGGAGCTTGCCGCAGCATTCACGATCAAGGCGTGGAACGCCTACCGCGAGGGTCGGGCGATGAAGGTCGTCTCGTACCGCATCGGTGGCGCGTCACCCGAGCGATTCCCGGAGGCCGTCTGATGTCCACCCCGATCACCTACGACGCCATGCTCGGCGCGCTCGAGAGAGCCATCGAGCAGCGCGGCGCGGACTACATCCACGCTGCCGACTGCGTCTACGTCGACCGCGAGGACCGTCCGGTCTGCGGCGTCGGCGTGGCGCTGCTCGACCTCGGCTACCTCGACACCGTGAAGTTCCTCGTGCTCGCGCACCAGATGGACGGCGGACTCCTGATCCCGGACGTCGCGGACAGGAACTACCAGCCGCGCGCCTCGGCTCTGCTCGACGCGATGGATGACTCCGGCATCGAGGTCGACCCTCGAGCGAGAGATCTCGCGCAGGCGTTCCAGATCTGGCAGGACGAGGGGCGCTCCTGGGGCGACGCGCTCGAGCACGCCAGATTCACCACACCGACCGACCCCTTCGCCCGGAGAGAAGAGCACGCATCATGACCGAACCCATCCTCACCGCGGACCTCGTGGAGAAGGTCTACGCCGCCTGCCTGTACTCCGACGAGGAGACGGCTGGCTGGGACGGGACCGCGGAGACCCTGCCCGAGGGCACGATCATCACCGACGGGATCTTGAACCAGACCGGCTTCCACCCGGGTCGCATCGAGGAGAACCGCGAGGTGATCTGGGACATGCTCGCGGAGCTCCCGCTCAACTTCCGGCCGACGATTGAGGGCGGCGGTGGCGGCTGGTCGTTCCTGAACGCCTGTATGCGCGAGGACGGCGAGCAGTGGACCGGCCTCCACCAGACGCAGGACCGGCTGTTCCAGCTGGGCATGGCCATCGGCGCGGTGAAGTACGCGCTGCCCCGCGCCATGTGGGCAGCGCTCCCCGGCGGGATGCCGTACCTCACCGTCAGCCTGGCTCCCGTGAGCGAGGTCGCCGATGTCTGACAACAAGGTGCGTCCCATCGAGGTCCGCCTCAAGGAGTACGCCGAGGCGACGCGCGCTCTCAACCCGCAGATGATCGCAGTGGCCGAGGCGGCGGAGGCGAAGTTCGGCAAGGCCGCGAACACCGAGCCGCTGCGTGATGCCGCTCGGCTGTACGAGCTCATCGCGAACGACCTGGACAAGATCCTGGCCGGCGAGGAGCTCACCCCGTTCCGAGTGGAGGGTGTGCTGTGAACCTCAACGACATCATCGAGGAGGCCATCGACGATGAGCTCTCCGCACAGAACGCCGGCAACGATGTCGCAATGACGGCGCTCGCGGCGTTCATCGAGCAGAAGATCGTGGCCGCCAGCGGCGGCCCCGATCACATCGTGCGCTCCGACCACGTGCACGGCGTGCTCACCATGCAGCACCCGATCGCCGAGCGCTTCGACGGCACGCTGCTGTTCGACTGCGACATCTTCGAGCACATCCGCAAGGCGCGAGCAGTGTTCGGCGACGGCTCGTTCCGCGTCTGGGTGAAGGACGGCATCCTGCGCTACGAGAAGGTGCCCTCATGAAGACGCTCGCGGAGATCCAGACGAAGCTCGCGGAGAGCCGCGAGTGGGTGGACGAGAACGAGAACAGCGGCGCGTCCGAGGTCGGCGTTGAGCTCGGCTGGCTGCAGGCGCTCGAATGGGTGCTCTCATGAAGTGGCTCGCGGCGGCGGGGGTCATCCTCGCCGCCGCGGGTGGCACCTCGTCGTGCTCGGGCGAGGGCGCCAGCCCGAGGGAGCCCCAGCCCATCCAGCAGCAGTCCTCCACGGACGGCATCGAGGAGCGCAAGATCATGCTCCACGACGGCACGGTGCTGACCTGCATCACGTGGGTCGACAGCGGCTACTCCGGCGACGGCACGGCGGCCGGCATCGACTGCGACTGGGCGAGCAAGAGGGGGACGAAGTGAACGGCAAGAACGAGCCCGTCGTGGTCATCACGCTGCGCCTGACGCAGACCCTCGTGATGAACCGCGGCATCGGCGACGTGATGCGGAACATGACGCTCATGCAGGACGGGCGCATGATCGTCGACTACGAGTCGAACGGGCTCGCGTGGGCCGGCGACGTCGTCGGGGAGTGGGTGTTGGAGTCATGAGCGATGGCATCGTTCCGGTGTACATGAACAAGGACTGGCAGCGGATGCGCACTCGCCTCCGCGACGCCGCGCGCTCCGCCGAGGTGGCGGCCGCGGCATCCACCATCGAGGAGGTCGCGCGCAATCTCGGCGAGGCATCCATCGCCCTGATCGACGCCGACTTCGCTCGCCGGCACATCGAGCGTGACCGCGAGAGGGGGAAGGGATGAGCACCGCCCGGAAGATCGAGGTCGTGCTGACCGAAGCGCAGTACGACGCGCTCGCCTCAGCCGTCGGCCACCTCGCGACGGCGCTTGAGCAGGACGGCCAGGGCGTGCAGGATCGCGGGCTGCAGCGAGCGCTGGACAACGGCTGGTCCCGCGTCCGCACCGCCTGGCACGCTCACGCGAGAGGCGCCGCCCGTCATGAGTAAGCCCGTCCCCACCGTGGTCGAACTTGCTGCGCAGGGCCGGCACCTCGCGTACCTGGTGACGGGCAGCAAGAAGGGCGAGGTCTCCCGCTACCACGTGACCGCCGAGGGCCACGCCCTGATGGGCGCGGCCATGCGGGAGAACGCCGAGGCCGCGATCGCGAGCGGCGAGACTGCTTGGGTGCAGCCGCCATCGCGCGACATCCCTGCACTGAGAGGGCCGGTGGCATGACCAAGCGGAAGAAGATGCACATCGAGACGGGCCTGTCCCGTGCGGGGTTCGCCCACCCGTGCGGGCACCGTGCCCCCTCGAACCGCGTCACAACAGACCCGGACAAGGTGGACTGCTACGGCTGTCTCGCCTGGGTCGTGAGAGTAGGGAAGCGATGACCCGCACAGTGGACGCCGACATCGTGCTCGCGGCACTGCACCAGATCGAGGACCACCTCTCGAGCCCTCACGCGAACGGCGCGCTGCGAGCGTCGAACGGCAGGCACGGCGTGCGCTCGCTCATCCAGCAGATCGAGAACGTGGCGGCGGATCACGCGGATGGGGGTGTCGCGGAAGCAGCCTGGAACGCTGGCGTCGCGGCGGCGGATCGGTACGAAGAGTACGACGCCGAATGGCGTGCGGCTCGCAACCCCTACCGAGTGACCCACGAATCGAGCGACCCGGATCACACGAATGGGAGCGGGGATGACTGAGCCCGCACACGATGCCCGCGCCCGCTACTGCATCCAGATCGGCGTCCCGGTGGAGCATCTGCGCGACGACATCCGGTGTCCCGCGTGCGACGAGCTGCACACGCTCATGCACATCGACCCAGACGTGAGCGAAGTCCTCACGCGCGAATCGTGGTGCGAGTCGTGCATCGCGGGCGACAAGCCCGAGATCCGACGGGGCACCAAATCGAGCGATCCGTCGTCAGAGTCCAGTGGATGATCGCGAGATCGAGATCTGGTTCGATGTGCCCATGACGACGCGCTTCGAGCCTCATCGAACGAAGAGTCCTCGGCAGTGCGATCGCTGCAGGAAGCCGGCCAGGTGGAACCTCCGCCAGCCTGGTCGACTCACGGAGTACGTCTGTCAGGGTCACGCCGAGATCGCCGCACGCACGCTCGGCATCCAGCCCCCGCGATAGCGAAAGCCCCCCCTCCGTCCTTCTGGGACGGAGGGGGGGCTTTCTGTCGTCGCCCTTTGGGATGGCGACACGGGGGAAACCGTTGCCGAGAAGCCTACCGAGTACCCTGAGCGGCATGGCCACCGTTCTCGTCTCCATCGCGATCACCGCTCCCACCATCGGCACGCGCTCGAAGACGCGCACCGTCGAGATCCCGCCGGACTACGACCAGGAGTCGCGACGCGAGTTCTTCGTCCACTGGCTCGGACGCACCAACACCGAGCTCATCGAGGAGCAGGGCTGGATCGACCGCATCCGCGAAGCCGCGCTCGCGAACGACGCGAAGATCACCCGCATCGAGGAGCTCCTCACCGGCGAGGATGTCGACCCCGAGCTCCGCGACCAGATCACCGAGGTCATCCTCACCGAGCCCGCCGAGGCGATCGCGCTGTGGGGCGAGCCCGAGAACGAGTAGCCCGGTTCCCGCCGCCCTCGCGAGTTACGACGCCCTCTGCACCGGAAGGTGCCGTCAGCCTAGCGCGGGATGATGCCAGCCCAGACGAGCACGCCCACTTCGATGACCAGCAGTAGGACCACGGCCCACGAGAACCACTGAAACCCCGTCCCATTCTTCCCATTCGCGGGGAGGATGGGGCGGGGTTTTCTGCGTTGACGGCCCACGCGCTGCACGCGAAAAAGCCACGTGATCGACCAGCGCGGTCGGTCGTCCTCGACCACGGATCTAGTTCGTGAACTCGCCGCCACGCACCACGACGCCGAGGACGAGAACGTCACCCGAGCCCGCCGGTGCATGGACCTTGATCCGCAAGTACTTGTCGTCGGTGCTGAGCCGCGTCTCGATGGGGATCAGCACGCGGGTGTAGCCGGGCGTGCCGCGCACCTCCTGCCGGCCGAGCGACGTGTCCGCGAGCGAGCCGTCCTTCTGCCGCTCGCTCACGATCGGCTCGACCTGCACCGCCTCGAGCAGCGGGTCGATCGGCAGGTTGTCGAACGCGATGTACGCGACCGCCGAGATGTGATCGTTCGGGCCGGTCGCGATCTTCGTGTTCACCGGGCTCTTCGTGACCAGCAGGAACTCCGCCTCCCCGTCACGGATGGTCTGCGTGCCGTCCGTGTCGAGCTCGAAGTCCTTCTTGAACGAACTGACCTTCATGTCATCCTCCGGTGGGGGTGTCGAGCCGCCGACGTACTTCTCGAAGTCGATGGTGGGTGCGGCCCAGATGTTGCCCGGCCACAGGGTCTGGTGCAAATGGCTGCCGTAGTACCAGTCGCTCCCGTATCCGCTGGCACCGCTGACGCCGATCTTCTGGCCCTTGCTGACGCGCTGACCCTTGGACACGCTGGTCGACGACAGGTGCAGAGCGCGCGCCGTGCGGCCGTCGTCCAGGCTGACGGTGACGTAGCGCCCTGTCGCGGACGAGTTCGACGACTTCACGTCCTCGATGGTCCCCGCGCCAGGCGAGTCCACCGTGGTCCCGCTGGACGAGGCGTAGTCAGTGCCGGGCTCCGACGAGGGTGGAGTCCGGTTCTTGTGGTTCGCCCAGTCCGCGCTGACGTAGATGTCACCGACCGGGTATGCGTAGCCCATGCTCAGGCTTCGGCGTCGGGCGGAATCTCGCCGGCGGCGACCGCCTGGATGGCGCTCAGGATCATGGCGTCGGTGATGACGCCCTCGTCTGCGCCGGGGTTGTCGACCCCGCCCGCGACGGCCGACGCCCACGCGGCGTCCCAGCCGGGCTGCGCCACGATCTCCCAGTACCGGGGGTACAGCCAGCCCTGCGGATCGAGGGTGCCCTCCTTCGCGACGCCTGCGGTCACGCGGCGCTTGAGAGCAATGTCTTCGGCCATGTCAGCCACGTCGTTGTACGTCATGCGCTCATTCTCCTCTGTGTGTCAACTGCTCAGTTCGGGTCCATGATCGCGGTCCAGAACACCGTGCCCGACGACGAGCCCGCCGCCGTCCAGTTCGCGATGATCGCGGTGAAGCCGTCCACGGTGGGGACAGCACCCGAGCCGTTGAACGCGAGGTTCAGACGCGACTGGGTGGCAACCATCGACACCGTGGGCGCACGCTGGAACAGCCCAGCCGGGAACGTCACCGCCTGGGTAATGTTCGAGTTCGAGGCGATCGCGGCGATCGCGAACGACCCGGTCTGAACGATCGGGGCGCCCCATGACCACGGCGACCAGGTGGCGCCGCTGTCCGCCGATGTGCGCCGCCAGGTGCGCATGTCCTGCACGCCTGCGGCCTGGTAGGCGCGCTGGAACTCCTGCCGAACGTAGACGCCGCTGACCTGCACGATGAGCACGCCCGCCGCCGTGCTCGTCGGGCTGTTGGCGGCGGACGGCGCGTTGTAGAAGCCCGGGGTGAGAGCGGTGTTGCAGTCCGCGGTCGTGCGGGCGAACTTCTCCTCGAGCGTGCGCGGCGTGATGATGCGACTATGGTCGGTGCGCGCCAGCATCTCGGCGCTGGTCGCGATCTCCGCGATGCCGGCCACCGTCTCCGTCGCCTGCACGTCGGCGGGCGGGATCACGATGGCAGCGATGCGCTGTGCCAACTTGAGCGGCGTGACGATGCGCAGATCATCGGTGCCCGCCGAGACCTCGGCTGTCGTCGCAAGCTCCGCCTTGCCAGCGACGGTCTCTGTCGCTTGGACCTCGGCGGGAGCCGCGGCAATGACAGCGGCGTTGAAGTCGGTGATCTGTGACGCGGTGTGCGTATGGCTCAGCGGCGCCTTGGTGTCGGCCACGCCCTTGAGGCCGAGCGGCGTGACGATGCGCGTGTGGTCCGTGCCCGCCGCGGCCTCCGCCACCGTCGCGAGCTCGGCGGCACCCTTCACGGTCTCCGAGGCATCCGCCACCGAGCCGGGAGGGATCGCCGCGATGCGCTGCTGCAGCTTGAGCGGCGTCACGAAGCGGAGGTCATCCGTACCCGTCGTCACCTCCGCAGTGGTGGCGATCTCCGCGATGCCGGCCGCGGTCTCGGTCGCCTGCACCGGGCCAGCTGCGGGTGCGGCCCACTTCACGCCGCCCTGCGCCACCGCGGAGTCGGCGGTGAGTACCTGCCCGTTCGCGCCGACAGGGATCAGCGTGACCCCATCGGCGTCGGCCATTCCGACGAGTATCGAGCCCGTGCTGACGTAGTGCGAGAAGGGGACGTAGTTCTGCAGCCGCTGGTCGAGGACGAACTTGACTCCGGCAGGGTGGACAGCGCGCGTGCCATCGGTGCCGGTTGCTGTCTCTGCAGCCGTCGCGAGCTCGACGATGCCCTGCACGGTCTCGGATGCGATTGGAGGCGTGTACACCGGGATCGCGGCGATCCGTTGCGCGAGTTTGAGCGGGGTGACGATGCGGAGGTCGTCGGTCCCCGCCGTGGTCTCGGCCTGAGTGGCGATCTCGGCCTTGCCGGCGACCGTCTCGGTGGCCTGCACCTCGGCAGGCGCCGCCGCGAGGGCGGCGGCGTTGAAGTCGGTGATCTGACTGGCGGTGTGCGTGTGCGCCAGCGGCGCCTTCGTGTCACCCACTGCCTTGACGCCCGCCGGAGTCACGGCCCGAACCGTATCGACCCCGGCGGTCGCCTCGGCCACGGTAGCCAGTTCGACCTTGCCCTGCACCGTCTCACTCGCCAGGGGAACCGCAGCGGGGACAGCAGTGGCGAAGTCAGTGATCTGGCTCGCGGTATGGGTATGGCTCAGCGGGGCGAGGCCATCGGTGACGCCCTTGAGTTTGAGCGGGGTGACGATCCGCGCATCGTCTGTTCCGGTCGTCACCTCCGCAGTCGTTGCGATCTCGGCGATGCCGGCGACGGTCTCCGTAGCCGCGCTCGGCGCTGGCGGGACGAACGCGGCGAGCCGCTGCTGCAGCTTGAGGGGCGTGACCGCCCGCTGATCATCGGTGCCGGTGGTCACCTCGGCCTGCGTGGCAAGCTCGATCTTGCCCTGGCCGGACTCCGTGGCCTGCGGGGTGGCGGCGAACACCGCCGATGCGAAGTTCGTGATGTCGGTCGACACGTGGGTGTGACCGGTCGGCGAGTAGCCGGCAAGCTTCTGCTGCAGTTTCAGCGGCGACACGATGCGAGCGTCATCCGTGCCCGTGGTCGTCTCCGCCTGAGTGGCGATCTCGGCGACGCCCTTCACCGTCTCCGTCGCGTCTGCGACCGTGCCCGGAGGAATCGCAGCGATCCGCTGAGCGAGCTTGAGGGGCGTGACGAACCGGAGGTCGTCCGTGCCGGTGGTCACCTCTGCGGCGGTCGCGATCTCCGCCTTGCCCTGCACGGTCTCGGATGCCGCGGGGACGGCGGCCGGGACCGCGGTCGCAAAGTCGCTGATCTGCGAGGACGTGTGCGTGTGGCTCGTCGGGGCCTTGCCGTCGAGCAGTGGCTTGAGTCCGGCGGGGTGCACGGCGCGCGTCGCATCCGTGCCAGTGGCCGTCTCCGCCGCGGTGGCGAGTTCGACGATGCCCTGTACCGTCTCGCTCGCGACCGGGATGGTGGGCGTGAATCCGGCGAGCCGGGATGCCAGCTTCTGCGGCGTGACGATGCGGCTATCGTCGGTGCCGGCGTTGGTCTCCGCCTGCGTCGCGACCTCCGCGATACCCTTCACGGACTCGGAGGCATCGACCGGCGTCCAGCCGCCGCCGCTGCCGGCGCCGCCGACGTCCACCCACGACGACCACACCAGGGTGACCGGATCGAACACCCGGCGCCAGGTGTTCGACACCGTCGAGACGATCTGCGACGGCGAGATGAGCTCCTGCACGATGCGGCCGACGACGCTGCCGCCCTCGATGGTGAACACATGGCCGACGAAGTTGGCCAGCGTGGGCCCGTTCAACGCCTGCGAGCCCCAGTAGAAGCCAGGCTCGGTGGCGTCATCCCAGTCGGCGACCTCCATCGAGTCGATCGAGATCGTGTACGGCTCGTCGAACGTGCCGAGACCGTCCATCTCGAGCCCGGAGCCAGCGGTCAGGTAGTCCGACAGGTCGATGACGTTCGCCTGCCCTACCGCCCGCTCCAACGCGACGATGCGCTTGCGAACCTCGGTCAGCACATCTTCGAGGGAGCGTGGGGCATCCCCCACGCCGGTCATGTCAGCGCCGAGCCGATCTTGACGCCCGCCCAGACATCGCCGGCGTGAACCAGCGTGATCCAGTCCGTCGCGTTCGCGGCGGCGGTTAGCACGGGGTCCGTGCCGCCGGGCCAGATCACTGCGGCCGGCCAGGTGATGGTGCGACCGCCCACCGAGTCCTGCGCGATCAGCAGATCGAGCCGGGAGCCGTTGGAGGGGAGGTTCACGCTGGTCGGGCTAGCGTGCAGCAGGATGCGCGCCACGGCGGCGGGTGCCAGCTGCCCGAGGTCGAGCGTGCCGGTGTCATCCTGGGTGATCGTGTCGGGCGTCGGCGCGACCGAAATCACGAATGGGTTGTTGACCGAGCCGATGCCCTCCACGACAACGCCGGACCCGGCCTTGATCGTGCAGGAACAGGCGTTCCCGGCGCAGCTGCACTTTGGCATCAGGGCTCCTCTCCTTCTTCTTCGTCAGCATCCGGCTTGGTCGCCGGCACCAGGGTGACCTGCACCGTTTCCCCCTCGGGGGTCTCGGAGACGGTGAGCTTGTCGAGCTTCTGCACCTGCGAGAACTGCCGCGCGTTCAGCGTAGCCAGCAGCGGCATGTAGGTGCCAGGCACCAGGGTGTCCATCGTGATGCCGTTGCTCAGCCGGATGCTCGCATTGTCCGGCACGCGCACCTCGACCGGAACCGGCGAGCGGCCGGACAGGTTGCGCTTGGCCTGCGAGTTCAGATCGCCCTGCGTCGGCGGGTTGGTGTCGTTCTCGTCGTAGACAGTGAACATCTTGGTCCACGGTCCGTAGTAGTCGAGGTAGGGATCACCCTTACCGATGTGCGGATCCGGACCAGAGAGCGTGGTGCGGAACATGTGCCAGACCGAGCCGAGTCCGCCGTAGTAGACCCGCAGCGAGCCGTTCGGGTTGAGCCGGAACGTAGCGCGGCCGACGGACGTGTACTGGCTGGCAACGCTGCCCGGGAACGCCGGGGTGCTCGGGCCGGTGAAGCCCTCCGCCACCAGGTTCCCCGCCGGGCCCTCCTTGAGGTACACCACGCCGCCGATGGTGATCAGCGCCGCCCACTTGCTGCCGGATCGGCGCACCGTGATCGCCTGCGGGATCGCGCCGCCGTTGATCGGCACGGTGCGGAATGGTCCCCACTGCCCGTTGGCATCGAGGTTCGGCGAGGTGGACCGCGACACCACGAGTCGGTCCGGGGTCGCGCCGGTGTCGACCGCGAACAGTAGCCAACTCTCGTTCGCCTGATCCCAGTACAGGCTGGGCGAGACGAGCGTCATGCCGGCCGGCGCGGTATGGATGAGGATCTTGCTCGTGAAGTCCCTGCCGTCATCGGTGCGCGAGCGGTACATGTTCTGGCCGTCCATCCAGAACAGCCAGATCCGATCGTCGTCGCTGAGCGCGATGTCCGGGTAATCACCGGTCGTGAACGTGATCGCTGCCGGCGGATCGCCGACGGTGCCAGAGTCGGCATCGACGCTCTTCTTCGACGGCGTCACCCACTTGGTGCCGTTCTTCGACGCAGACAGCCGCATCTTCCGCACCCCGGCGGTCGGCTGGTACGCCATCCAGAACCGATAGCCGTGCCACGACCGACCCTCGCCGAAGTCGATCAACGAGGGCCAGCGCGGACGGCTGCCCTCGGGTGGCATCGTCTGCAGTTCGCCGTACGGACCGGACTTCTCCGTCACCCGCCAGTCGGTCGGGGTGCCACCCGCACCGCCATACTGGCCCTTGTCCCCCACCGCGAATGCCACCGAAGCATGGTCCGAGCCGTACGCGGTGACGATGATCTCGCCGTTGAAGTCCGCCTCCGTCAGCACCCGGGTCCGGCCGAGCTCGCGCGAGACATCCCAGATGTGCAGCGCACGACCAACCACCGTGTAGTCGATGCCGCCGGTGCGCGCGTAGTTGTCCATGTGCTCGCCGACGCTCATCTGGAACGGCGTGGTGACGGCGCTGGTGCGCGCTTCATTCGCGGAGTGATGCACCACGACGTGAGGCAGCACATTCGCCGGTCGGGGAATCAGGGCGCCGGTGACCGGATCGACGTCGGTCAGCTGCTCCCAGGCAGGCAGCGAGACCGGGTCTCCCTTGTCGCTGACGTAGGTATACGAGTGGGTGAGCTCGTAGGCGATGATGCCCTCGAGCCGCTTGGTGACCGTGTCGTTGTGCGGGTACTTGTTGCTCCACCTGACCGACAACGGCCGGCCGAACAGGTAGTCGGTGATGTCCTTCGCGCGAATCTCCACCCAGTCGGCGTGCCAGCCGACCAGCGAGATTGGCCCCTCCCAGACGCGCTTGTCGCCGCGGTAGATGACGAGCTCGGTGCGCTTGGGCTCGATCGACGCGAGCAGGTCCGCCTGCGCAGAGCACGCTGCCCCGCGCAGCGTGACGTACGCCTCGCTGGTGGCGTCGCGGACCCGCCCCCACTGCACGCTGGCGATGTCGATGAGCTCAGCAATACGCCGCACTCCGCCGCGGTCGGTGATGTAGACGTGGTGGTTCGCGACACAGTCCTCGCCGTAGACGCCCAGCATCAGGTTCTCCGCGTCAGCATCAGCCGTGCCACCACGTTGTTCGGCGGCGACGGCAGCGGCTCGTCGATCGACATCAGGTGCTGGATGCCGCAGGTGAGCTCCGGCCAGGTCGCCGGCGTACCGCCGGTGCCGTAGAGCAGGTGGTCGGCGGAGCGAGACTGCTGGCCCTGCACCTCGGCGAACACCCGGCGCAGCGGGCCGTCGAGGGTGAACGTCGAGAACGGCGGCATGTACGAGATGATCTGCTCCGAGCAGTAGCTCTCGGTGTCGATCTGCTCGGGCGCATACTCGAACGGGTTCGCGTAGATGCGGATGCGGATCTGCTTCGCCCCCGTGGGGTTGCCGTTCTCGTCCAGGACGCCTTGACCGCTGGTGAGGATGATCGTCGGGAGCTCGGCGAGCCAGTCCGACACCTCTCGGGCGTCGATGGTGTACCAATACCGGCGCCACGACGGCGGATCGTCGATGCACTCGTCGAGGATCACCGGCGGGCGGGGCGGCGCGGGGATTGGGTCGCAGTCCGGGTCGGCCAGCGGGTCTGGCGGCGCGACGATGTGGGAGGTGCGCACCGACGACGAAGCGTGCGCGGTGCTGGCCCAGTCGTAGGCGTAGGTGCCGTCATCCACGAATGAGCCGTCGAAGTATGGCGTGACCGTGCCGACGGCGAGCATTGCGGCGTCCATCGTGATCGTGTCGCCACCGTGCCACACCGACCAGCCGTCACCGACGACGTCGACCAGCCGCACCGCAGCGGTGACGGCGTCTTTGGGGGAGTCCGCGGCCAGCGACAGACGCACCCAGGTGCTCGCCGGCACGACCTGCCCCTCGGCCACTGTCGCGCCGAGGAAGCCGCCGCCAGCGTCGTACCAGGCGACCCGCATCGCAAGGCGCTGCTGCCGCCCCGGGACGAAGACGTACATCGAGGCGACGTAGGTGACGAGCTCGAGCACCGACGACTGGTTCGACAGCCCCGAGACGAAGCCCGCCGCGATGGTGTCGGAGTTGAACTGGACGCGCGCGGCGTGCGTGCCGGCCTTGAGGTTCTTGCCGTTGTGGCCGGGCAGCGGGGCGGCATCCGAGACCTGGGCGACCACGCCGGTGCCGCCCGAGGTGGTGTTGCCCTGCGCGAACGTCAGCCAGCCGGTGGGCGCAGGGAGCACCGCGTAGGACTGGGTGTTCTTCGCCGGACCGAGGCCGGTGTCCCAGACGAAGTCGAGGTCGGTGTTCGGCGGCGACGGAGTGTCGCCGTCGAAGTAGTCGCCCGCGCTGGTGTTCGGGTTCGGCTGCGGCTTGACCACCGGCGGGTCCGACGGGATCGAGGTGTAGCCGTTGTAGGTCGCCGTCGCGGTCCACTCGTAGGTGGTGCCGGGCGTCAGCCCGTTCACGACGTACGTGGAACCGGTCACCTTGACCGTGGTCACGCTGGTGGTGTTCTTCGCCTTCCACGACAGCATGTAGTAGTCCACACCGCTGACCCCGCCCGGAGGCTTGAGGGTCACCGTCGCCGACGTGCCGTTCGCCGACGGCACCACGGTCAGGGTCGGCCCGCCGCCGGCCAGCGTGGTGCCGTAGACGGTGCTGGACCACGGTCCCCAGCCGACGCTGTTCTCGTAGCGGTAGCGGATGCCGTACTTCTTCGACGACTGCAGACCCTGGAAGAAGAACGACGGGATGCCGGACGGGTACGGGTAGGTCTTGGTCTGGATCGGGTTGTCCCAGCCGGTGCCCTCGAGCGTGATCTGGTGCTGCGAGCGCTCGAGCTCGGCGCCGCCGGTGGTGGTGGATGATCCGGTGTAGTTCAGCGACGTCGGGGTGGCATCGACGACCTTCACCGGGTCGGGCTGGCCGGGCACGCTGAGCAGCGGCGTGGAGGCGAACGAGCCAGACAGCGACGCCGACCCGAAGATCCAGCCGGACTTGCTGTGGCTGGCGGAGTAGTTGACGGTGAGCTCGCCCTGGCTGTTGTGCGTCTTCCAGCCGGTCTCACCGCTGCTGATGGTGATGTAGTCCTGGCCGCCGCGGAAGTCGAGCGCCTTGTTGCCGGAGTAGTTCGAGCCCTCGACATTCGCCGTCCACGGCGCGGCGGTGCCATCCCATGTGTAGTTGGTGCCGTCGAGGTTGTATGCCCGCAGCCACCACGTGTAGCGCGACTGGTTGCCGCTGGTGTCGGAGCGGGTGACGTTCATCCGCAGCTCGAACCGCGGCCGCCCGGAGTATGCGTCCTTGCCGGTTTCACTGGTTGCCATGATCGCCTCCTACGGCACTGTCACGGCGAGGGCGTCGGCGTACAGCCGGACCTTCGCGCCTGTCGACCAGCTGGTGACCCGCTGCAGCACCCGGACTACGGCGATCGTGGCGCCCACCGGCGGCGCGATCGACTTCGCCGAGACCGCGCCAGATCCGCCGGCGATGATGCCCAGACCGACAGTGCTGATCAGGCCGCTCGCGCCGCGCCACTCTACCTGCACCTCGAGCGCGCCGAGCACGACAGTTCCGGACTCGATCTCACCCTGACCCCAGATATTGAACGAGTAGCGCTCGCCGGCAGTGACGGCGTGCGCCAGCTGCACGCCCTGCTGCATCGCGATCCAGCCGGGGACGGCGCTGGTGTTCGGTGCCGTCCAGGTGGTCTTCACCGACTGCGCTCCTACCGAGGCGGTCTCGGTGGACACGGCCGCGGTGGACACTCCGCCGCTGGTGGTGGTGGTGTCGTAGATCGCCTGCCAGCCCAGCGCGCTCCCCTCGGCCGAGGGGTTCATCGAGTAGTTGCGCGCCACCTCGACGGTGCCAGTGCCGAGTCCGGCGCTCGGGTAGTTCACGAGGTTCACCGGGTCGTCCTGCACGATCGACGGCGACGCCGGGTCGAGCGTCACCTCCTCGGGGAGCGTGAAGACGAACGGCACTCCGGCGGCGAGGGTGAACTGCACGATGTAGCCGTAGACGTCCCCGCGGCGCATCTTCTGCTGCACGATCGGACCGCTGATCGCGACGACGCCGTGCAGCACGCGGACCAGCCCCTCCACGTACGCGGCGTAGGCGACCGGATCGGGCACCTCGACGCGACTGCCGAACTGCGCCCGCGACGGCGAGGCATCCGCCGGCCCGGTCCAGTCGTACTCGGTGGGCGGGTCTTCGGTGTCGACGCCGTAGCCATCGAAGTAGGTGCCGTCGTACTCGCCTTCGACGAGGATCAGCGAGTCCCACCACACGTCGCCGCCGCCGGATGACGCGCCGTTGTAGAGCCGGATGAACGCCTCGGTGGCATCGGCCGGCGTGGTGAAGGTGTGGATCAGCCGGGTCACGCCCGCCGCGTTCGGCGCGGCGGCCGCGCTCACCTCGGTGTAGCCGGGCAACGCCGCGCTCTTCACGAACGAAACCATCTTGCGCGCCCGCGGGTTGAGTACGCCGGTCTGCGCGGCGGTGAGCCGGATGTTCGCCGCCACGGTGTACGTCTTGCCGGGCTGCATCTGCAGCCGCATCCCGCCGGTGTCGCCACCAGGGGAGGCGTAGCTGTCGGTGCTGCTGGTGAGCGGGATGATCCGCATCGACTTGGTGCGGTCAGTGGCCCAGTGCGTCGAGGAGACCCGCTTGGATGCCGCGCCGCCGCTGTAGCTGTTCACGTCGGCGGCGTTCAGCGCGGTGGTGGAGGCGTTCGCGGTGCCGGTCCACACCGGGAAGAAGTCCGGGTCGTACAGGTACGATCGGGAGGCGTGCGCAGTGCCCTCCCAGGCCGCGGCGTACGGCGCGATCGGGACAGTGCCGTCGAAGTAGGGGTTGAGCACCGAGCCGAACTCCACCATCGCGGCGGCGGCGTCCAGCCAGTCGCCCACGGTGTACTTGCCGACGAAGTCCGAGCGCAGATCCACCCGCACCTTCGCCGCGCCGGCGGGAGCCGTCGCGGTGACGGTGTAGCGCCGCCAGGTGCCGTCGACCACGGATGCCGCACCCACGACGATCCCACCGATCATGGCGTTGGTTGCAGTGAACCAGTAGACAGCGGCATAGGCGGTAGCTGCGCCCAGGCTGGCCTGCGCGCGACCGTAGATCGAGTGCGTCACGGTCTGCCCCGGCGTCACGGCAGGCTGTGCGACTGTGCCCGAGTAGTGGTTGATCGTGCCGCTGCCGCCGAGGGTCTGCACCGTCAGCCGGCGGTAGAACGGCGAGACCCCGGCGGGGCCGTCGGTGCTCGAGATCGCGGACTGCGCGGTGCCGCCGTTGTCCACGCCACCCTGCCACCCCGCCTGCAAGGTCGGGTAGGGCTGCAGGTTCCGGCGCACCCGGCTGCGGGTGGCGCCGTCGAAGTACGGCCCGTTGTAGACGCCCTCGACGACGAGCAGGTCGTCGAACCACAGCGACTCACCAATGGTGTTGTGCGCAGGAAGACGAAGGCGAACAAAGCCCGCCGCGGCAGTCACGGTGAACGTCAGCCGCCACTCCTGGACGCCCGCGAAGGTGGTCGAGATGACGCCACTCACGTCGATGGTCGAACCACCGCCCGCCCACACGCCGAGTGGCACGGTGGGCGTGGAGGCGGCGGAGAGCGTCCGCGACTTCACGAGGACGGTGTACGTCTTCCCAACCTCGACCGGCAGGGTCGAGAAGGCGTAGTTGGTCGTGCCGGTGCGGTTCAGCACGCGAGCACTCTGCGTGCCGGACGAAGCCCATTCGGTGGACTTGAGGGAGACTGCGGCACCCCCCGCCGACTCATTGCTGACGCCCGGCACCGCTGTGCCGATCTGCACGCTCGGAGTGGCGTTCGCCGCCCCGGTCCAGGCGTAGGAGTAGTCCCCTGCGGCGATCGTCGAGCCGTCGAAGTAGGAGCCGAGGACTGGGGAGAGTTCCACCAGCAGGCCGGTCGCGTCGAGCGTCTCCCCGATGAGCCAGTTCGGACCCGTGTCCGGGTCGATGTTTGCGCCCAGGAATGCCGCACCCGCCGGGGCTGTCACCGTGTGGGAGATGCGCACCCAGGCGCCAGACGTGAGCGAGACGATCGGAGAGACCGAGTTCGTGATCGGGTTGCCAGCGGCGTCCCGCCAGAACACCTGAATATTCGCGGTACGGGCAGCGCCTACCCAAGTGGCGCGCATCCATGCCGAGATGGTGAACACCTGCGCCGCGACGACGGGATACCCCAGGACGCTCACGCCAGTCGGGGCGTCACTCTGCGCGAGCGTGAACCCGGTGTCCCCCGCTCCTCCACTGGCCGACCAGGTCTTGCGCTGGTAGGAGTTCGGGCCGCCAGCCGGACCGTCCGCCGCTCCGGTCACGAGGGTCGTGGTTCCCGCCCCGGTGCCGCCGTACCAGCGGGCAGAGAAGCCCCACCGGCCGGTGGGGACAGTGGCTCCTGTCGCCCGCGGATCGTGCGCCAGGTTCCGCCGCACCTCGACGGTGCTGGCTGTGGCCTGCTCGAAGGACGGGTTGGTGGCGAGGTTCGTCAGCATCAGCGTCGGGCTGCCGGCGCTCTCCATCGACGGGTTCGTGGCGAGGTTGATCACGCCGCGATCCCACTGCGTCTCCACCTTGGTGAAGTCCTCGGGGGAGCGTGGGCAGGCGGCGAAGAACGTGGCATCCGCCTCGCCGCACGAGGCGCCGTGGATACCGCACTCGTCGGGGCGCAGTGCGGCATCCAGCCAGGAGAACCCGGCCTCGAGCGCGTCCTCGCCCTGTGCGGTGAGCACCGCGGTGCAGCGGATGGTGCGAATCGCGTGGCGCACGCCGTTGATCGTTCCGCCGTCCAGGATGCCCTCGGTCAGCGTGGCGGTGCGGGTGGAGTCGGTGATCTGGTCGATCCGGGTCGGGTAGGCGCCGAAGAACCGGTGTGTGGGCTCGTCCTCCTCGTCGTACCAGGGAGCGTCGGAGATGTTGTCGTAGTCGTAGGCGCGCTCGGCGAGCGCGCTGGCGATGTCGCCGCACTCCGGCAGTTTCAGCCAGTGCACCGGACAGTCAGCGGTGTGTGAGTAGCCGTAGGCCCGAGCGCGCGAGAGGATCTCGTTGCAGCCGAGGGTCAGATAGCCGGTGAACACTATGCGACCGACCTCTCTACGATCTGGTTGACCGTCTCGTTCGCGGCCCGCCACGGGTCCGGCGCGTTGATCTGGATGGCGCCCTCGGAGATGTTGATCTGCTTGCTCGGACCGCTCGGCCCGACGGTAGAAGCCGTCCGACCCTGCGCGATCGCACTGAGGCCACGCACCGCAGGATCGACCTGCGACAGCGGCCGGCGCAACGGCACGAGCGCCTCGGGCCCGGCCTCGCCGCCGATCAGCGCTGTCGGTCGGGTGAGCAGTGCGCCGGTGGCACCCTTGGGCAGCTTGCCACCGCCGGGGATCGGGATGGAGGACACCCCGCTGATCGCGTCCGAGATCGGCGCGAAGAGACGGCTGATGGAGCCGATGATGGTGTTGACGACGCCGCTCACGGTCTCCGCCAGGCCGTTCCAGAAGTTGTCCCACTTCGTCTTCGCGCCGATCACGCCGAGCGTGAACTGCAGTGAGATCGTCGACCACATCAGGCGCAACACGGTGCCGATCAAGCCTGCCGCCTCGGCAGGCTTCTTCGGGACGCCGTTCCAGAAGCTGTCCCAGTCGGTCTTGAGCTTGCCGTACCAGACGACGAAGCCCAGCTGTATCGTCGTCCACCACAGCCCGATCGTGACGCTGATCAGCGTCCAGGCGGTGGTGATCGTCTTGGGAAGGTTCAGCCAGAACGTCGTCCACTGGATCGCCAGCCCAGCGAACCAGACCTTGAAGCCGATGATGACCTGGGCGAACCAGGTGCCGATGAGGGTCGAGATGGAGAACCAGAACTCCGGGTTCTTCATGGTCTCCCAGGCCGTCTCCCACATCGTCGGCAGAGTGGCGGTGAAGATCGCCCACTGGATCTTGAAGACGTCCATCCCCAGCGCGACGTTGTCCCAGGTGGTCTGGAACAGCTTCGGCAGGCTCGTGATGTAGGTGCCCGGGTCGGTGACCGGCGCCGCGATGGTGGCGAGGGTCTTCTCGAGCGGGTTGTCGCTGGTCATCCACTCCTCGGGGATGAGGCCCGCAAAGAACTCCGCGACCTGCGCAGCGAAGGTGCCCCACGGCCCAGTGGTCAGCGCCGCCGTCATCCGAGTGCCGGTGTCGTTCCAGGTGCCCTCGAACTCGGTAAGCAGCGAGTAGATGTAGCCGATGCCAGCACCGATCACGACGCCCCAGATGCCGAACATGGCGCCGAGCCCGGCGCCGGTGAGGGTGTTCTGCGACACGTTGCTGTCCAGGTCGAACTGATCCCAGAACTCGTCCGGGATGATCTGGACCGCCGTGACGACAGCGAGACCGGCGAGACCACCGGAGATCCGCTTCAACTTGCCGACGTCGAACTTCTTGATCGCCGCGCCGCCGGCGACCATCTCCGTCGTGAACAGCGCCATGTCCACCGCGATGCTGCCGAGCTTGACCGCCCGGAACAGCACGAGCGCGCTGACGATTGCGATGAGTCCCTTCGCGACCTCCTTCGGGTGCTCCTTCATGAAGTCGGCGAGCGCCTGCACGAATGGAGCGAGCGCCTCTGCGACGTCCGCGATGATGGGCGCGAGGATCTTGATCCCCGACTTGATGACCTCGTTGGTGGCCTCCGCAAGCTCGCCCATCGGGCCAGCGAGCGGCTCGAGTGCCCTGCCGAATTCGTCCAGGGCTTCCGCGAGCAGCCCGAAAATGTCGAGCTTCTGTGCGACGTCGAGTAGATCGCGGCCGCCGCCGTCTAGGAAGCCCTCGATGTGGCCGATGAAGTCGGTCAGCTGGCCGATGGTCTCGTCCGTGACCATGTCGTTGAGTAGGCCGCCGGTCGTCTCGAGCAGGGAGCCGAGCGCGCCGAACACGGCCTCGCCGTGACGCAGCCACTCGTCGAAGCCCGGCCCTTTCAAGAAGTCCGCGAAGGTGTCGGTGAGCTCCTCGATCCAGGACAGCAGTCCTTCGAGCGAGCGCTGGAACGCCGGGCTTGCGAACGCCACGAGCAGCGCGTCGCCGACCTTGCCGACCACGCGCAGCAGCCGGCCGAAGATCTCCCCGGACATGGTCAGGAACGTGTTGAGATTCTCGATCGTCTTGGGCTTGATGTTCTTCGCGAGGTCGGTGATGAGGTCGTTGATCACGTCGCCGATGGCCTCGAACCCGGGGGTCAGCTGCTTCACCACGGACGCAAGTCGCTTCCAGGAACCCTCGGTGCCCTTGAAGGCGCGCACCGACATCGCCGTCATCACCTCGGAGAAGGTGTCCCGGAAGTCGTCGAACGCCTTGCGCGCAGGGACGATCGCCGCGGGCAGCTTCTCGATGTCCCCGATGAACTTGCTGAACGCCACAAACCCGAAGATCGCGCCGGTGAGGGCGCCGCTCAGCGCGCCGCCCAGCACGAACAGCCCGGATCCGGCGGCCGAGGAGAGTCCGGCGAGGTCGCTCATGCTCGCGATGACCGCGCCGATGATGAGGGTCCACTGTCGCGTGTTCGCCGACAGGTTCTTCCACATCGAGCCCTGCTTGTGGCCATCTGCGGTGAGCCGCCGTATGGCCTTACTCAGGCCCGAGCTCTCCTTCTCGGCGGCGTCGAGGCTGTCGCTGACCTCGTCGATGGACGGCCGCAACCGGCCGCGCAGGTTGTCCGCGAACAGGTCGATCGAGCCGTTGAGTGACTCGACCTCCCGCTTCGTGATGACCAGGCCCCGCCACGTACCGTCGTCGTCGAAGAGGTGCTCTTCGTGCAGCGCGTCGATGCTGGTCCGCAGGTGGTCGATAGCCCCATCGACAGAGCCGATCCGCTCAACCAGATTGTCGAAGCCGTGCTGGTCGAACAGCGCCTCGGCGATGTCGATCCGACGCTCGCGGATGCGACGCAGCGCGATGTCTGCAAAGTCGTCGGCGAGCTTGCGTCCGCCGAGCTTGCCCGACTCGGACAACCGGGTTGCGATCGTCTTCGACAGCTTCGAGAGGTGAGGGCCGACGGCGCGGTTGAAGCTCTGACCGAACTCATCTCCGGCCTCGTCGCCGACGCCGGAGAGCTTCTTCGCCTCACGTCGGGCCTCACGAGAGAGACCCCTGCCGTCGAGGCCGACGATGAACTCGACGCGCCCGATCGTGTCAGCGATGGAAACCACCCCCCACTCTGGGTCAGAGAACTCCCTGGGCCCGAGAGAAGAGCGACATCTCCTCGTCCACCACGGCCTGGCTCACTCTACCGCTGGGCCCCTCTCCTCTGATAGGAGCGTTGAGGTCACTGATCCAGCGGTCCTGCTCCTCCTCGGGGACGCGCTCGAGGCACCACAGGTAGACGAAGTTGAGGAACCCGCCGGGCCTTAGCTCGAAAGCTTCGATGCCTTGCCCGGTGAGCGCCCCGTCGATCTCTGCCCACCGCTGCCCTGCGATGGCAAGTAGTCGGTAGGCAGCTTGGTAGGGCGTTCGTCTGCCGACTTCTCGATGATCCAGTCCACGATCCCGTCCTCGTTGTCGTCGTCACCACCCGCGAGGAGATCGAACGACACGGTGCCGTCGGCGACAAGGTTGCGCAGTCGCTGATAGCCGTCGTCGTGCAGTAGTCCCTTGAGGAACCGGAACACGGCGGCGATCAGCGTCTGACCGCCCTCGTCCTGTGCTGCAGCGACCAGGGCCATCTGCCCGATGGTCGCCTTGTCGGCGACGAACTCCTGGCCCGCGAGTGAGAACTCGAGAACCGGCTTCTCTTCGCTGGTCGCGGCCTCCGCCGCGGCCTTGAACTCCTTCATGAGAGTCCCTCCTGTGCGGACGCCCGCCCGCTCGTGCAGAGCGTAGCCCAGATGGGATACGACTGCCTACCGCAGGAACGCGCTCTGCGCCGCGAAGGCCCTCATGCCGGCGGTGCGCAGCCAGGGGTTCGCGTCCTGCCCGCGCACGTGGTTGCCGAGCAGCACGATGCCGTTGCCGCGGGCGTAGTCGAGCTCCTGGCTGTTGGCCCAGAGGCCACCGCGTACCCGACCCTTGCCGACCCGCATCATTGGCTGCCGCGCGACGACGATCGAGGTGCCCTCGTGGACGTACCGGGCGTACGGGGCGGTGTTGCGCACGCCGTACTGGAAGCTGCGCGGGCCGCGACCGATGCGGCCGCTGCGCTTATGTGACCACTTCAAGTGCGAGGAGCCGGGATGCCGCCCCCACGGCACCTTGCGGCCGGATACCGGCGCACCGCGCACCGCGAAGGTGAAGACCAGGTTGTTCATGCGCCGACCGAAGGCGTCCGGCGCCTCGCCCCGCTGCATCAGACCGGTGAGGGCAGGCTCGTAGATGATGACGCGGAAGTCCCCGGTGCCGAGGTTGCCACCGCCGAATCTAACGAGCGCCACGCCACTCACCCACCGTCAGGGTCCAGGTGCTGGCGAGGCAACCGCCCATAATGGGCAGCGGCTCATACTGGCCGAGCACGTAGTCGACCTCGTCGTCCGACATGCAGCAGGCGATGGCGCGACGCATCGCGCTCATCGACGCCAGCTGTCGCCGGGTGGCATCCAGCTGCTCATCGACACCGGGCACCTCGCCGCCCTCGCCGAGCACCGGCGCGCACTGGCTCATTCCGACTTCCAGCTGGAACGCCAGCGGCGTCGCGCAGTTCGCTCCGGCCGCCGGATTCTCCTGGTCGATCGACGGCGCGATCCCGATGAGCCGCACCCACGCCATGCCGCCACATGTGCCGGCCTCGCCGTTACAGGAGTGCCCGGTCTCGTCCCCGCAGAAGTCGAGCACGGTCTCGGCGCCGGGCACGATGCCGCAGAAGCATAGATTGGAGAAGCCCGACCGCTCCATCTCCTCGCAGAGGCAGCCGGCCAGCTTCACCATCGTCGGGTAGACCAGAAAGTCTTCGACGAGAGGGATGTCCGTCATCAGCGACTCCACGTGGTCTGACGCGGCCGACGGATGGTCTGCGGTGTCGAGATAACCGGAGCCATCTTGAGGCCGTACGGGTTGTACCGCGCCACGACAGCGTCGACCTCCGGGATGCCGGTGGTGCCCTCCGAGAACAGGTTCCGCTCGATCTCGTACTGGATGCCCTGGCGCGAGATGTTGCGCGCGCCGCGCGGCAACCGGCAGGTCTTGTCGTTGTTGCACGCCTTGTACCACTCGACGGCGAGCAGGCCCGCGACCCAGAGCAGCACATCGTCCGGCGCCGCGCCGCGGTAGTAGGTGACGGCGAAGGTGTCCGCCTCGGTGGGGGCAGCGGCCATGTCCTGACAGGCCGGCCAGCAGTCGCCGTCGATACGCACCAGCCGATTGCCGTTGTCGACGCGGTACGCGGTGGGGTCCAGCACGGCACCGTCGAGCAGCACCTCAGTGATGTCACCGACCGGGCCGGGAAGGATCGCCTCGCACAGCGCCGCGCACGAGCAGTCGTTCGCGGAGCCGCACCCGCAGGAGTTCACCCACACGCCCTGGCCGTTGATGTACGGCGCGAACGTCGCGCGTCCGGCGTAGACGCCGGCGTAGTGCCCGCTGAGACCGACCGGCGCCGTGAGATATGTGTCGGAATTCCGACACCCGGCCTTGCAGGGACGGACGGTGATCGGGCATGTGCCGACCTGGTCAGCCGTCAGTGCGGCGAGCGTCATCCATGCAAGCGACTCCGATCGGGCCATCACGGCAGCGATGATCGGGTCGGCGCGCATCACCGCGAGCTCCTCGGGTGTGTACGCACACGACCAGTCCGTGCCGTCTGGGGTGCAGATGCTGGTCATGGGGACTCCCTCTGTCGGGTGCATTCTCCCATCGACGGCGTGCCCGCGATAGGAGTGAAGCCCCCCACCGCTCACCGGGGTGGGGGGCTTCATGTCAGTCCTGGTCAGGCGGGCGGAGCGTCGATCGTGGTGGTGACCGACGTCGAGACCCAGACCCCGTTCTGCGACGCCTTCACCGTGTAGGTGCCAGCCTTCGCATAGGTGTGCGAGGTCTCTCCGGGAGCCGCAACCAGATCCCAGGTGCCGTCGCCGAAGTCGAACCAGACGGATCCGGTGGCGATCGGCGTGACGTCGAGGTCGACGCTGGCGCCGGTGGCGACGCCGGCGACTGCGGTGAGCTCCGGCAGCGCGCTGTCGAGCAGCGGGCGGCAGCCGCAGACGGCCTCCGGCGGCGCGACATCCGTGAGGATGGTGCGCAGCGCGACGGTCGAGCCGATCGGCGAGTACATCGGACCGGGCTGTCCGCCGGAGTCGATCTGGATGTCGCTGTACGGGCCGTACCCCCAGCTGTTGCCGTCGCGGGTGTTCGCGCCGGTGAGCGTGAAGGTGACCGAGCCGTTCTCCACGGTGAAGTCACCGACGATGCCACCCTGCAGGAACGGGAGGAGCAGGTAGCCGTAGCTGCCCTGCGCGCCTTCGGTCGCGCAGGCGTCGCCCGCGGCCGATCCCGCCCAGAGCTCGAGCGCGAAGCCCTGCCCGGTGAGCGAGGTGGCGGTGTCGATGTCGAAGCCGATGGCGTTGCCGAACGAGTCGACGACGACCGGCTGGCCGGTGACCAGGGCAAAGAGCTCCGGGTCGACCTCGCAGAACGCGATCTCCACGCCGTATCCGGTGAGGGTCGTCTCTGCGGGCTCGAACACGCAAACCTCGCCGGCGGCGTTCGTCACGTTGATCTCGTCGGACTCGGTCGTGTTCGCGGTGAACGAGACCGAGATGAAGCCCTTCGAGACGGACGTCGAGCAGTCGCCATAGACCGGCCGACCGCAGCCGTCCAGCCGCGTGAGCCGGATACGCCGGCCCTTGACCAGCGAGAGGCACTTGGTGGGCATGGCCTATTCCTTTCCTGTCGCCGACGCGATGGCGTCGAGCATGTCGGCCTTCTTGGTGGCTTCACCGAGATCAACGCCGTGGGTCTTGGCCCAGTCCTCGATCTCGGCGTTCTTCCAGTCGGAAGTCGGGGTGGCCTCGGCGTCGTCGGGCGTGCCCGCGATCGCTTCATGGAAGGCGTCGAGCACGGCCTCGGGAACGAGGTAGCCCTCCTTCACGGCTCGGACCTCGGCGGGATCCACGCCCGCCTTCACTGCGGCGTCGAGCGCAGCCTGCGCGTTCGCGCGGCTGCGACCGGCGATGACGCCGTAGCCGTCAGGGGTATCGGTCATCAGGTCACCTCGATCGTGATGTGGTTGGACTCCGTCGTGCCGGAGAGCGCCCAGAGTTCGACGCTGTCACCGGTGGTGGTGCTCGTCCCCTGGACTTCCCAGACGAACTCATGCGGGTTCGTCTGCGTCATCTGGCCAGCCTCGATCGCGGGATCCCCGTTGACCGAGTACCAGAGGATGACCTCGTCGTCCGGCGTCACGTTGGTCTGCGCGATGATCGTGGCGTCCGCGCCGTCCGGGATGGGGGACGACGGGATGGAACCGAGCAGGATCTCGAGGTCTTCGTCGGGGTCATCCGCGGGCGGATCGTCCGACACGGCGACGGTGACCGCGTAGTGCAGCGCGAACTCGCAGTCCACGGCGATGCCGTAGACGCGCTCGGAGATAGCCATCTCCTGGTTGAGCGTGAGGTCCGCGGTGCGCGTGGTGACGAACTCGCCGGCGAAGACCGTCGGCCAGCCGAACACCACCGCGACGGTGTCGGATGCCGCGGCCGACGCGATGATCGGCGTGCCGTTGGCGGTCCAGAGTCGGCCGGTCTCTTCGTCGCCGAAGATCGCCTTGGCCGCGCGTGCCTGCACCGCCGCGAAGCGGGACATCATGATGACCGGCTGGCCGACGTACAGCGTGTCCGCCGCCTCGTCCATCTGGCCGATCGCGGCGACCCACGACGTCTGTGCCGGGCCGGTGCCGCCCGCCGTGTTGAGGTACTCCCAGAGCACCTCTTCCACGCCGCGCGCTTCGCCCGCCTCGAGAAGCGCGCGAGCGCGCTCGTCATAGTCGGGGTCGTCGCCAGTGCCGAGGTAGCACTTCACGCCCTGGTAGAGCGCGAAGATCGGGCCGGAGCCGGTGTCGATCCCGACGTAGGTCTTGTCGCCGGTGACCGGGTTCGGCACGTAGCAGAGTCCGGGTGCGGCCTTCGGGAACTCGCAGCCCGCACTGACCCACTGCAGCGACTCGGCGGCAGCCAGGCGTGGGGCGGACTCGAACTCACCGACGACCGACTTGATGCCGCCCTTGCGCTCCTTGCGCGTCGGCGGAGAGATGGAAACCTTGGGTCCAGCCATCATGCCCACCTCCCTTCGAGAGTGGTTCTCCGGGGGTCACGCCGGGCGAGCCGTGACCCCCGGAGTTGACTCACGGGATGATGCAGCTGAGCTCGGCCGCGCCGGTGATGCCCTTGAGGCAGGTGATGTCGATCGACACCTTGCGGCCCGAGCCGCAGCGGTTGATCAGCATCCCCGACTCCTCGAAGAACGCGGCGGTGTACATGTTGACCTCGAGGCCCGCGGAGTCGTACACGGTGTCGAGGTTGATCACGTCGTTGTTGCCCCACACGTAGGTGCCGGCGGGGTAGACGAGGGCCTCGATCGTGGTCGGCCATGCGGTGCCCGTGGTGGCCAGCGGCTGGTAGCCGTTGATCCACTGCGGGGCGAGGTTGCGGGCGCCGAACGCCTGCTGGATCTGCGCGTCGGTGTAGGCGAGCAGGGCCTGGCCGGAGCGGCGGGCGAGGTCGGCGCGGAAGATCTCCTTGGCCCAGAGGGGAAGGATGACCTCCATCGTCTCCGTCGGGGACAGGAACTGCGTCTGGCGGATGACCGCCGCCTGCAGGCTGACCGCGTCGAGGATGTCCGCCGAGACCGAGCCGAGCTCGACCCAGTTGGTCGCGGCACCGATCGCCGTGGAGACCCGCTGCAGCTGGACCGCCGACATCTTGTACTGCCAGCCGATGGTCGACAGGTTGAGGAAGCGGCGGATGAGCTCGGGCCAGCCCGACGGCGAGGCCGTCAGGATCGGCGCCTTGAAGCAGTAGCCAAAGGCGTCGAGGCGGTGGTCCTCGAAGGGCGGGCACTCGAACTCGAAGCAGACCTTGGGGGTGCCGGCCTCGGCCTGCGCCTCGGTCTGCACGAAGCCGAAGTTCGGGTCGGCGAGCAGGTCGGCCAGCTGCGGTCCCTTGGTGAAGTTCAGACCACCGTGGGTGATCGTCACCTCGGGGAGCGTGTACAGGCCCTCGGCCGTCTCGTTCTCACAGAAGTCGTAGACCGTGTCGGACGGGGCGCACCAGGCACCGGACGCCATGAGCGTCTGCAGCCGCTGGCCCTTGGCCGCGGCCTCGATGATCGACAGCTGCTCGCTGGTCGACATCTTGCCGTTGACGGTGAAGTCGCTCTCGGGGCGCGAGATCTTGGCGACGCCGTAGCGCTCCATGTTCGCCTTGTCGCTGCGACCCGCGAACATCCGCGAGCGAGCCATGAACGCCTTGACCAGGTCGTCCATGCCCTCGAGCTTGGCGCCGGCCGCGAAGTCCGGGACGTTCGCCGAGGCGATCAGCGCGCCACCGGTCTTGCGGACCGGCAGGTCGGGGGGCGGCGTCTTGCTCGCCGAACGGCGGACGACGGGACGCTTGGCTGCGGATGCGGTCACGAGCTCCTTCTCCTCCGCGACCTCGTCCGCGACCTCGGGCTCTTCGGCCGGCTCTTCGTCAGCGCCGTCCTCGTCCTCCGCATCCTCGTCTTCGTCGCCTTCGGGGTCTTCGGCGGAGGTCGAGCCCTCCGCCACCTTGCTGCGGGCTGCAGCGAGACGATCGGTGCGGGCCTGCGCGGCGGCTTCGAGCGCGCCACGTGCCTCGACGATGGAGTCGAGGTGGCCGTTGAGCTCCTCGAGTTCGGTCAGCTGCTCGTCCGTGATCTCGTCATCGGCGAGACCGGCGAGCTCCTGCGACTCGGCGTGACCTTCGAGGTACAGCTTGTCGAGGTCGGCGATCGAGAGGCCGTCGAGGCTCTCGGGCATCTTGAAACGCATGGGATTCCTCCGGGGCGTAGGGGTCGGCGTAGGCGACCCGGTTTCAGAAACGGGTTCACCTCGCGCCTACGGCACAGAGGGGTGTTGCTCTGGGATGAGAGTAGGCCCACCTGCGCTCGGGACGCAAGCGGGCCTAGCCCTCGGATCGGCTGGGATCAGGCGGCTTTGTAGCTGCCGCCCAGTCGTCGCGCCGCCGCAGCGGCCTCCACTTCCGTCTTGTACGCCTTCTTCGATCCGTCCTTCGCAGTGACGGTGTAGCTCTTGGGCGACGCGGTCGCGCCGCTCTTGCCCTGGCAGCTGCAAGCCATGTCAGTCCCTCTCGACTCGTGCGCGCGCCGCCGCCAGGCGACGCTCGCGGACCTTCGCCCGGGCCGGTTCGGCACGAGCAGCGATCTTCTCCTGGTGACGGTACTCGGCGACCGCCGTCCGCGCGATCCCCGCGACGAGCTCGGGATCCATGCCGACCGTCGCGGCCGCCACGAGCACCGGGTCCGGCTTGAGCGCACCGGCGCCGATCATCACGGTCTGCCGGCCGGCGGATGCCGCCAGCTGACGCACCGGCAGGCCCGGGGTGTTCACGACCGGGACGCCGATGAGCTCGAGCGCGCCGCGCACCTCGCGCCAGTCGCCGGAGACCGCACCGATGGCGCGCATCTTGGTGATGTCGTCGTCGGTGACGTCGGGCGGGATGATGCCGGAGTACCAGACGCCGAAGGCGTTCTCGCCGACGTTGACGAACGCGCGCACTGCCTCGGGCTTGTCGTAGAACTCGCTCGCCCGCGACATGCTCATGGTGCGCGTGGCGTGCCCGCCCCAGGTGAGGCAGCCGACGAACTGCTCGCCCTGGTCGGTGTCGATGACGCCCTTCTTGAAGTAGGCGTAGTCGGTGTACGAGCGCGGCACCTCCTGGCAGAAGCCGGTGATGCCGACGTGGCAGACGCCCCACTCCGAGACGTAGCCCTGGATGCGCCGGGTCTCCCGGTCGATCTTGAGCGGGAACGCGCGGTCCAGGGTCGGCTCGGAGAAGAACTCGGCCGGGTAGACCGGGTGCGCGGGCTCGACCAGGCGCGCGGCCGGCGCGCGCTCGGCGACGCTGGCGGATGCCGTGATGACCTTGGAGCCGTGGTGCTGCGCCGGCCAGATGCCGAGCGCCTCCTTGTGCATGTTCGCGCACAGGCCCGCGAGCCAGTCGGGGTTCTGGACGTACTTCGCCAGCTGCATCCGGCAGCGGTTGAAGTCGCCGGGAGCGCCCCACGCGATCTTCGCGGCGCCCTCGCCCTTGACCCAGTAGCGCCGGATGCGCGCGGTCGGGATCGGGTGGGTGATCCAGCCCGGGCCGTCGTGCGTGCCGGGCGCGTAGGTGTGGACCGTGACCGGCCCGCCATCCTGGGAGTTGAGCTCGACCAGCGCACCCGCGGCGATGGCCCAGGTGTCGGGGAGCTCGACCTCGTCGCAGCCGAGCGCGCTCTTGCGCTTGCGGATGTGCGCCTTCACGGCGTCCGGGTCGTTCGCGCGGCCGATGGCCTGGATGGCGTTCTGCAGATCCTCGCAGTTCGCGATGGGGAACGAGCCGTCCGGCATCGCCGCACCCTCGCCGGCGAGGCGGTCGCGCTCCTCGGGGGAGACGTCGCGGAACTCCGGCTCGCTCTCCGGCGACATGCAGCCGCACGCGGCGAGCACCGCGAACTGCTCGTCGACCTGCGCGTCGGTGAGATCCTCCTGGAACTCGTGGCCGAGCGCGATGTACGCCTCCTGAAAGGCGGGGATCGGCACGATGGTCAGGCCCGCGACGCGCATCTTCGAGAACACCGTCTTGTCGGGGTTCATCATGTCGAGGATGGCGTCCATGATGTCGTCGCCCTCGCCCGACATCTCCTCGACCTGGATCTCGGCGTCGTCGCCGTCGATGGAGACACCGCGCACGGTGCCGTCGACCATGCCGTCGATCGCCTCCTGGGCGAACGGCTTGGTGAGCACCACCGCGCCCTTCCAGCGCCACATGTCCGTGGCGTCGTCGCGCCACGCCTCATCGACCCGGCCGATGGTCACGACATCCGAGGTCTGCCCGCCGTGGGTCGAGACCGTCTCGTAGCGCAGCGGGATGGGCAGCTGTCGGGTGGAGAGCGCGCCGATCGCGAACTCGCGGCCGTCGCCGGTGGCGACGCCCTCCGGGGCGAGCACGCCATGGACGGGGATCTCGGTGATGAGCTCCTCGCCCTCCTCGGGCTCGTCGGCGATCAGGTCTTCCTCGTCCGGCGGCTCGACGGCGATGTCCGTCTCGTCCACCGCGGCGGCCGCCATGACGAGGTCGTCGCTGGTGACGATGTCGGGGTTGTCGACCTCGATCGGGTCTTCGGGACCGAGCACGAACGTGTTGGCGCTCATCGCGTCCCCCTCTCTCGCCGCTGGCATAGCCAGGCACCGGCAGTTGATCCAGATCTCGGGCGGGCCGATCGGCTCCCCCGGGAAGTGCAGGTGGAATCCACCCACTGTGAAGGTGGCACCGATGGGGACGGTCTGTCCATCGGTGTTCTCGTGATTCTCGCGCACCGCGTCGTCGTGATGACTGACCCAGCGCTTGTGCTTGCCGCCGCGGGCGGCCACGCCGCCCACGGTGGCGTGGTTCACGGTGTATCCGCTCAGCCAGTACGTGATCCGGGTGACCTGGGAGTCCTCGACCTCGAATCCGGGGTCCGAGGTCTTCTCGAGGGCCTCGATGAGGCTCTCCTGGTACTCCGCCATGCGCTTTTCGCCGTCGGCGTGCGGCGCCTCGGCCTTGAAGTGCTCCAACCAGAGCACCGAGGCCGCCGTGACGACGTCCTCGGTCCAATCCGGGTTCCCGGCGATGAGATTCTCGAGAGAATCGCGAACGAACGGCTCAAGTTCCTCGTCGGCGGCCGTCAGACGGGCCGCGCGTGCTGCAGCGAACGTCTGCGGGTCCATCAGATGCTCGCGGGGTACTCGAGACGCATCAGCGCGAGGTGTTCGCGCAGCAGCTGCCGGTCAGGACGCTTGCGGAGGGTCAAGAGCGTCCGAGTGTAGCCGTCGAGGGCTCGATTGAGGGTGTCGGTGTCGCTGGGAAGGTCGAATTGCCCCGTACAGGCCCAGGCATCGTCGAGAACGGCCGTGATTTCGGCCTCAGAGAGCGCCGGCATCCGCAGATAGAGCTCCGCGGCGCTGGTCTTGGGCGGGATGTGCCCGTTGACCCGGTTCTTGAGCCGGTTCCCGGCCCTCTCGAGCGCCCGGAACACCAGGATCTCGCTGCCGGCGACCAGTTCGTCGGGGACTTCGCCGTCGTTCGGCGCCCCGCGGGTCGGGTGATTGAGGATCGACGGCGTCGGCCGGTCCTCGTGGGTCTCCTCGGCGTGCTCGACGGGTGCGGCGACGGGCACGCCGAGAAGGGCGAGGCCCTGTGCGACGAGTTCGGGGGTGGTCTGGCCTTCGGCGAGCTTGACGGTGAGCCACTCGGTGCGCTCCTTCTCGCCCATCACGTCGGTCTCGTCGAATCCGTTCTCGCGGACGACGGCTTCCTTGCTCAGCACGCCCCGGTCGTAGAGCTCCATCGCCTCCTTGGAGCGGTTCGGCCGCAGGCGGAGGTCCGCGGTGTCCGCCGCGATGGCGTAGTCCTCGACCTCGTCCTCCGACATGCCCAGACCGAGCAGCACCGGGCGAAGGTAGCCCACGGTGAGCGACGAGGTGATGACCTTGAGCAGCGGCTCGGAGTGCGACTTGATCGCGGCCTCGTCAATCTGCCAGGCGGCCCAGTGGTTGGTGTCGGCGGTGCCGGTGAGCACCTCGGGGGGCATGTCGAGGCCCAGCGCCAGGCGACGGATGGCCTCCTGGCGGAGCTCGATGGCGTGCGCATCGAGGTCGGTCCAGAACTTGAGGAACTGCACCTTGTCGATGTACTCGCCGTCGACCTGCGTGACGATCGGCACCTTCGCCGAGGCGTCGCTGGGGTCGTCGATCGCGATGGACGCGATCTCCACCAGCAGGTCGGCGAACGCCTGCGCCGGGTTCGCGACCTGCGTGGCGACCGGCTCGGCATCCGGGTCGCCCGGATTCAGCTTGCGCGAGGGGAGCGTGGGGAACGAGAACTGCGACGGCAGGATCAGCAGGCCCGCGGAGGTGAGTCGGGATTCCAGCTGCGCGGCGACGTGCATGGTGAGCCGCTCGATCTCACTGAGGATCGGCAGCACCGCGCGCGACGGGCTGGTGGAGATCTTCGGCTTGCGCGGATGTGGCCGCCAGATCCTGATCACCATTGAGTCGGCGGTGTCGGCCTCGATCTTGTCGCTGCCGGTGCCGATCTGGAAGGTGGTGTCGCCCTTCCGGGTGATCTCGGTGGCCGCGATCACGAACCAGTCGTCGTCGCCATCCTCGTCCAGGCCGATGATGAACGCCTCGCCGGCGACGGTGAACTGGATCCCGAGCATTCGCAGCATCTCGGCCTGGCCCTCGGGTCCGCCGAACAGCGCGGCCATCGCCTCGGTGACGAGGTCGTGCTGTGAAGGCTGACCATCGGGGCCGACGACGTAAAGCGTGGCTTTACTGAGCAGGTTGCCCACCCAGTCGACGCCGTAGCGGTACTCGCCGATGGTGTCGTAGAAGTCCCACGCGGCGTTCTGCCATGCTTCGCCGGCAGCCTTGCCGTTCTTCCCCGACCAGTTGCGATTCGCCTTGCCGATCGTGTAGTTCTTGGCGGCAGCGACGAAGCCGGTCTGTGGAACGGCGAGGACTTCGGATCGGAATGGCGTCCCCCGTGGCATTGGGCCCCCTCGGCGCTCAGATGGGAGCGCGGCGTCAGCGCGCTCCTCTGAGGCCGAATCCTAGCGCGCGGTCGGCCGAACCGACCAGGCTACTCGTCGCGACCCTGGTCGAAGTGCACGTACTGGCTCGTCCAGTAGCTCAGCGCGAGCCACCCCCAGAACAGCCACCACGCCCAGCCGAGCCACGGTGCGACGAAGCTGGCGAGGAACGAGATCACCGCGATCAGGGTGATCCACGGTCCCATGCACCACGGACAGTGCAGCAGCTTGGCCCACGGCCCGTCGTGGGTGACGGTGTCCCACCAGATGCGCAGCTTGATCGCCGGTGGGTAGTCGTCGTAGACCAGCACGCGGGTCAGTCGGGCCGAGCCGACGACGGTCACGATCACCGCGAGCACCGCCACCCACCAGGGCAGCAGGGTGAAGCCGGTGTAGATCATCTCTTGGTCCCCTCGTACTCGAAGACGACGTAGCCGCCCTTGCTCAGTCTGTTCCGCCGGACGTAGACGTGGATCTCCGTCCTCGCCGGCAGCGCGGCGTCAGCCGGGCTGCCCATCGTCGGCGGGAAGCCCTCGAGCGGGACACGATAGCCGAAGCCGCGCGCCATCACCTCGCGCCGATTGCCGTCCCACGGCCCGCCGAAGAACTCGGCCAGCACGGTCTTGAGCTCGTCGGTCATCATCGCCCCCGCCGCCACGGCATCCGGGGGCGGCCGTCGTCGCCGCCGACTCGACCGCGCGGCATCCCGACCTGCAGCGCGCCGCCGCCCTTGAGCAGGAGCTCGGTGAAGACCCAGACCAGCGCGTCCACGCGGTTCGGCGACGGGTCGTTGGACTCCGGCACCCAGGTGGTCTGCTCGTCCTCGAGATCGCTGAGACCGGGGAAGTGCTTCACCAGGTGCTGCTCGTACTTCGAGACGATCGGTTCGGCGCGGACCTTCTTGCCGCGGGTCGCGACCACCTCGATGATGCGGCCGGTGAAGCCGGCCGCCTTGAGCGTGGCCTTCACCATGTCGCCGCCGTAGTTGCGCTCGACCACGATGGCGTCGGCCGAGTACTTCTCATAGAGCGCGATGGCCCGGCGAGCCCAGGCGTCCGGCGAGTAGGTGCCGGTGGCGTCCTCGATCGCGTAGCCGACGCCTCCCGCGATGCCGCCGACGACGATGCCGGTCTCGTCGCTGGTGCGCTTCACGGATCCCGCCGGGTCGATGCCGACCACGATGCGATCCATCTGCTCGATGGGGATCGACTCGTACTCGATCATCGCCATCGCCCACAGCGCGCCCTCGACGTCCTCGAGGATCTCGCCGTGGAGTTCCTGCCGGCCGAGCCGGGTGCCCTCGTAGCGGGAGAGGATCACCTGCGCCGTGGAGGGCGCCAGGTTCTTGAGGTTCGCGTAGGTGGACACGCGCGCGAGGCGCGAGTTCGGCTCGGCGATGCGGGTCTTCATCCACTTCGTCGGCAGCGGCGTGGTGGTCAGCAGGATGTGCGGCCGGCGCCCCTTGCGCAGTCCGAGCAGCGCCATGTCCCAGACCTCCTGGATCTTCGGGAAGTGCGCGGGCTCATCGAACCACAGGAAGCCGTGCTGCGGACCACGGAGACGGTCGGGCTCCTCGGCGCTGAACACGCGCGCGATCGCGCCGTTCGGCAGCGAGATGCGGCGCTTCGTCGGCTCGTACCGGACCTTCTCGCCGTAGCGCTCGAAGACGCGGATGATCCCGGAGTCGGGATCCTCGATCATGACGTCGCGCACGGCGGTCGCGGTCTGGCCGATGAGGCTGATCTGCTGGATCTGCTTGCTGGCCTGCCGGGTGTACTCCGACCCGGTGCGGGTCTTGCCGCTGCCGCGGCCGCCCATCTGGATCCACGTGAACCAGTCGGTGCCGGGCGGCGGCCACTGGTCGGCGCGCGCGTGCTGCCAGGGGAAGCCCTCGTGCGGCTCGCCGTCGCAGACGCGCCCGCGCGTGCAGTAGAACGCTTCGAGGTGCATCGACTCGCGCGCCTTGTAGCGCTTGAGCACCTCGGCGCGCGCCGCCGGCGTGAGGTTCGAGAGGTCGGGAAGGGCCATCAGCACTCCTCGAGTCCGGTGATGCACCACGGCCCGAACCCGGCGCCGGCGAGGAACTGCCGCTGCCGGAACAGCCCGGTCTCGTCGAAGTGCGTGACGAACGGCTCCTCAGCCATCACGAACGACCAGGGCAGCTGCAGGTCGTGCGCGGCGAACGCGACGATCGCGCGACGGGCGTAGCTCTGCATCGCCAGGTCGCGGAACTGCGCCGCGGCGAACAGCAGCTTGCGCTGCTGCGGCGTGGTGTAGATCGTGACCTGGTCGTAGTTCGGGTTCGAGCGAGCGGCCTTGGCGCGGAGCTCGCTCTCGAGGATGTCCCAGCCCTCGGACTCGTCAGCCACTGCTCTCGTCCTCGACCTCGATCACGTCGAGGACGAGGACGTCTTCGGCCTCGGCGACGGAGCGCCCGGATGCCTGCTCGAGCGCGCGCACGATGTTGTCGAGCTCCTCGGACTCGGGCGAGATCAGCCGCAGCTGCGCCGCGGCCTGGGCGCCGGAGATGCGAGCGAGCACCTCGACGTCCTGGCGGAGCTCCTTGTGCCAGGCGAGCCGGGACTCGTTGGCGTAGCGGTTGCCGTCGGCGTCCTCGAAGTAGTCGGCGCTGGCGAACTCGATGGACCGCCGCAGCGAGTCCTCCATCGTGCCGATCAGGATCTGCCGCATCACCTCGACGGTCTCCGGCTTGCCCTCGACGGAGGCGATGAAGCCGGCGATCGCGCCACGAACGTGCTCGGCCGACGGATAGTCGAGGAGCTCGGCGATCTCCTGCGGCGGGATCGAGCGCTTGCGCATCACGTAGGCGGCGTAGGCGCGCTTGGACGGGTTGGTCGCGTTGCGGATCAGCGTCGGCATGTCGATCTGCGACTGCGGCAGCGTCGGGATCGCGACGCGGACGATCTTCTTCTGCTCGACCGGCGCCTCGTTCTTCGCGCGCGTCTTCGGCTTCTTGCCGGGGACGAAGGTGATGACGTTGCTGGGCGGCTGGGTGTCGTCGCTGTCGTCGCTCATTCGATCCCCCGCTCCTTGCAGTCGCGGTCGATCAGGCTGCGGATGTACTCACCTCGCGAGGGGTGACCCTGCTGTGCGCGGGCGATCCGCTCGACCTCGAAGCCGGCAGCGCGGAAGACCACTTGGTGGTTCCTGACCACCCCGATCCTCGGCTGGTACGGCACGCGGGAAGCGTATCACCACACCCTCAGCTGTTGAGGGGAACCTCGAGCCTGTCGGCCATCGCGCGCAGCGCGGTGGGCAGATCCAGGCTGGCGACCATCGTCGCCTCTGCGGCGGCCTCGGTGTCGACGGCGCGGTCGATCGGGCGCAGCTTCACGTCGACCTCGACGGTGCCGATCTCGTTCTGCACCGTCGAGCCGTCGACCTGGGCGAAGAGGCGGAGCTTGACGACGCTGCCGATGGTGGCCATCAGTCATGTCCAATCGCCACGAGCATTTCGGTCACCGTCACGTCGCTCGGATCCAGGTTCGGCTCGGCCACGCACGCCGCGCGCACCGCCGCCCAGTACAGCACCCGGCGCGGGAGTGCCCATGCGATCTTGATCGCCAGCCACTCGTCCCAGGTCCGACGCCACCGCTCGCGCAGCGCCATGCCCGGCAGGGTCCAGATCGTCGTCAGCTTCACGAGTCCCACCGCCCCCATGACTCGACGCTGCTGGCGGCTCGATCGACACCCTCCTTGAAGCCGTTCAGGAACGCGCGGCGGAGGCGGTCCTCGATTGGCTCCTCGGCCTGGGTCGTCTCGCCCTCGCCCTCCTCGCCCCAGCCGTACTCGTCGCGCACCTTGTCGTGCCACTCGTGCAGGTCAGGGCTGAACGCGCTCTCCTCAGTGAGATCCTGGTGCTCGACACCGTAGGTAGCGGCGATGTGCTCCTCAGTCTGCGACGACAGCTGGCGGATCACCGCCTCGCGCTCCTCCTGCGCGCGGCGCACCTTGATCCGTTCGAGGTCGCGGTCCCACATCACCGCCGAGTCGTGGTCGCCGCCAGCGCAGATGGCGCGCGAGCGTGGGGTGTAGTGCGTGTGCTCCTCCTGGTCGGTGACCCGCTCGTCCGCGGCGCCCTCGAGCGCGAGCCGCACCAGTTCGCGGAGCGCGTCGACCCGCACCTGGACCGCACCATCGGGCCCGGCCTCGTTCGCGACCTCGGCGATCCGGCCGATGTCCTCGACGGTGAGGTGGAACGGCTCATCAGTGGCGACGGCAGGCACCTCGACGGTCGCCTTGATCACCGGCTCGTCCCACGGACTGGGGCGGAGGTCGGTCGCGACGTTGAACGGGCTGCCGAGCAGCACGTTCGCCACCGTGGTGAGCGTGTCGGCGTCCAGGCTGAGGTGCCCGAGGTAGCGCACCCGCTCTGCGACGTACTCGCGCCACTCCTGGGCCAGCACCTCCCAGTCCTCCGGCGCCTCATCCTCCGGCTCGGTCTCGCCGGTCCAGGTGTCGCTGACGATCCCGCCCTCCGGGACCGTGCCGTCGAAGTACTGCGGCTCCTCCTCGGGCAGGATGAGCACGCCGAACTTCTGGCCCTGCTCGGTCTGCTGGGCCTCGATGATCTCGTGGGGCATCGGGTTGCCGCGCAGGATCACCGGGATCCGCGAGAACTGGTACGCCGGCGCCGGGTTCGGCACCTCGTTCACGCGCTCGGTGATCGGCGGCGGGGTGAGGTCGAACTTGTCGCGGTCAGTCATGGTGGTCTCCTCGTCGGTCTGCCACTCGGTGCAGTCGGGGTCGCTGCACCAGCAGCCCCAGTGGTGGAAGTTGTCGCCGAACGCCGGGCCGTTGCCGTCGACCGTCAGGCCGATGCGCTGGTGCTTCGGGATCGGGATCATCGGGGTGCTCATGACAGCCTCTCGATCAGTCGGGTCAGGTGCGCGGTCTCCGCGTCGGTGTGCAGGTGCTCGTCGCGCGCGGACCGCAGCGCCGTGACGATGACGGCGCAGTCGCGCTCGGTGAAGACGACGAGGGTCTGGGCGCGCGGCGCGACGTCGGTCATGCGGTCCACCTCCGGGTCTCGATACCCGCGTTCTCGGCGAGGTCGGCGCACATCGTCGCGCCACGCGACTCGGCGCGGATGAACGCGATGCACAGGTCGACGCCGGAGGCCACCATCTCAGCGTTGCGACGGAAGCCCGCGGGCTTGCCGTAGCGCTTCCAGTCCGCCGGGTGCGCCTCGGCTTCGCCGCCCCAGCTGGTGTGGATCTCCGCCGCGATCAGGTCGGCGCCTCTCGCGCCGCCGTGCACCAGGGTGAACGGGCCAACCTCGCCGGCGACGACCGCCAGCGCTGCGGCGATGACGGGAGCGTCGTCCCAGTCCCGCGACCCGGTGACGAGCACGCGCGTCATCGGGTGTCCTCGAGACGTGCGCGCGGGCTGTCGAGCTCGGGCTTGGCGAACGGGTCCGGGCCCATCCACATGTTGATCCGGTCGGCCGTGCCGGTCGCCTCCACCTCGTAGTGGTCGAGCGTCGGGGGTGCCACGAACCAGACGCGACGGTCTGCGAGCTCGGGGTCGAATACGACCGCCGTGAGGGTGACGGTGACCGCGGTGAGGTGCACCGCCATCGTGACGCCGTTCTGGCGGATCAGCAGCACGCCCTCGGTCGAGGCGAACTGCGTGGGGGGCTGGGTGCTCACGCCAGCACCGCCCGGTTCGGGGTCTTGTGCCCGCACCAACAGAGGACACCCATCCGGTGATCGTGCTCCGGCCCGGACTCGTCGGCCTCGTGCTCGACCTCGACGTAGCTCCCCGGGAAGCCCTCGCCCTCGGTCGACGGGAACTGGGTGCGGTCGTTGGTCATGAGGTCTCCTCGCGCCGGCGAGGAATCGCGAAGAACTCCATCGGACAGCGGTCGAGCCCGGTCTCGAGGTGATACCAGGCGTGGCGGGCGGGGGCGTAGGCGATCGGCTGGCTGCAGTTCGCGCAGATCGTGCGCATCACTCGCCCCGTCCCGGCCGCCAGCCAATGCGGGCCGCCGTCTTGAACTCGCTGAGACGTGTCAGCGCGACCTGGCGCTCCTCGCCGGATGCCGCGAGCTTGTGCCAGATCCGCGTCGCCTGCGCGCGGTCGCCGTCGAGGAGCGCCGTGCCGTAGCCGATGGCCCAGGCGCGGTCGATGGCGGGGTGATGCTCAAGACCCTGCGCGACGAACGCCGCGAACCAGTCCGCGACGGGGAACATCGCCTGGCGGATGACGATCGGCCTCACCACGCGGGGGCCTCCGTCGACTCAAGCGCCTCGGCCCAGTCTGCCTTCGAGCCGCGGAAGCCGTAGTGCGGATTCACGTACCAAGCCGTCGAGGAGATCTTGAACAGGAAGCGCCGCGCGCGCAGGTCGCGGATCGTCTTGTAGAGGAAGTTCCGGTCGAGGTTCAGCGCCAGCGCCATCTCCGTCGCCGTCATGCGCGCCCACGCTTGCTCCGGCGGGTTGTAGTCGCTGAGGACGAGCGCCAGTACGCGCTGCTCCGTCTGGTTCAGCGACTTCGGGGCCTTCTGAGCCGCCTCCATCTCGAGCATCACGTACATGACCTCTCCCTTCCCTGTCCGGCGCCGGCGCCGGGTCGGCTCCGGCCTGGTGTCGTAGATCTCGCCGTTCTCGTACACCTCCGCGACCTTGTGGCCCCGGGCCTGCCTGCTGGTCTTCGGCTCCGGCATCGGGGCTCCTGATCGTAGTCGTCACATCTACGGAGTGAGTAGTGGCCACTACGCTACCTGATGTGTAGCCACTCCACCACTCTGAGAGGCACTTTGCCCTACTCCCGACTGGGATCGCGGCCCCTTGGGGGGCAGTTCTTGTATTGAGTATCTTTCTTCACCCTGTTCCCCCTCCTTGATCGTCACGGTCTTCGGTTCTTCTGCTCTTCCTCGCCATGACCCTTCGATTCCTGCCGATGCAGAGCCCCCCGGCCTTCGCCGGGGGGCTTCGTCATGTTCCGGTGCCGGCATACCTCTTGTGATGTATCCCATTACCCGAATGGAGACGCGGTTGTGCTCCAACCCGGGGTGCCTGGCCCCCCGCCCCCCGTTGAACCGTTTCAACAACGTGTGGGGGCCCTGTGGATAACTCTCACAGCAAGTTCCCAGGAAGCTGCGCGAAAGCCGCGAAATCACGCTCT